ATGAAACAAAGAATATTAGATATGTGTTGCGGATCTCGTATGTTTTATTTCGATAAGCAGGACCCACAGGTACTTTTTACAGACATAAGAGAATATCACGACACATTATGTGATGGACGCAAATTAGACGTACAACCCGATATGATAGCCGATTGCACTAATTTGCCATTCGAAGATGAAACATTCAATATGGTAGTTTTCGACCCTCCTCATTTGCTAAAGGTAGGACAGAACTCATGGCTATGCAAGAAATATGGTAAGCTGCCCGAAAATTGGCAAGCATTCATCAACGATTCTATCCATGAGGGCATGAGGGTGCTGAAAACAAACGGAACACTCATTTTCAAGTGGAACGAGCAGCAGATAAAGGTTAGTGATGTGCTAAAGGCTATCACCGATTACAAACCTATATTCGGGCACCGTACCACCATCAAGAACCAAACTATTTGGATGGCATTCATGAAATAAATAACCCACAATCCCCACCCAGCTATCACAGCCGAGTGGGGATTTCTTTTTGTTATGAAACAATCTACTACTTAAAACCTAATTAATAAACTAACTAAAAATAAAAAAGTAAAATCTATACCAATCTATCTACATATTTATCTAAATCCTTTTCGTACCAAACCAGCTCGGTCCATCCTTTCCGCTTTTTACCCTTTGGCAGCCTGCCTTCTTTCACAAGGCGGTCAAAGGTAGCCCTAGAAACATGAACGTAGCCGCATGCCTCAGCCTTACTGATAGGCTCATCCTTGTTGGCGATGCGGTGCAGAAAATCTAACATGAAAGCATTTTGCTGTTTGTTAGTTAAGCATCTTCCGCTCTGAATCCGCTCATGAAATTCCATCAGGAGCGAATCAATCATCTGCAGTTCTTCGCTAATCTTCGCCATAAGCTAGCACTTTTTGTTTCTGTACCAGAGAGCGAACCCAATCGCGCAAGCCGCCAGTATAAACAGAAAGGCGATATAGCATCTGCCCAGTGACATCAGCCTTTGTTCGTTCTTCGTCAGTTGTCGCTCTATAGGATAAGGCACGGAGACTGAATCCGTCTTGATGATCGTGTCCGTCTTCACCTTATATATATTATGATACCGGTCCCGGTAAACCACCTTGTTATGGAAAACCGTATCACCTTTCTGAAAAACATACACCGAATCCTTCATGTAGATACTATCCAACTTAGCAAAAGTATCAGTTCTGCATACGTATTCTGTTCTAACAGAAGGAACCTTGATATACTCCTTCGTCTTGCATCCTGTAAATGCCAATAGGATAATTCCAATCACCAAGCCGATGCAAGCCCATTTCCAAAACCTTATGTCATACCATTTCATAAGCTATATCTCTTTGTATTCAACTTTAGCGTCAAAGCAAGGGCACTCCTTGATTCTCTCCCAAGGATCCACCACGCCGTTATGGTTCCTGTCGGGCGAAATATCCCTATGCCCCAAGATTTCAGCATCCGGATATTTCTTCTTCAGCTGAGTGAGCAGAGTGATAAGCGATTTCTTCTGCTCCTCAGTTCTATTGTCTACCGCCTTTCCCTTCTTGTTGATACCGCCAACATAAGCCACATTGATAGCTGTAGCATTATATCCCTTCACGCCGTTGCTAACCATTTCTACCGGCAGCATCTGGTGAATCCCACCATCAGCAGTAATCACGTAATGATACCCTGGGTTATTCCAGCCTTTGCGCTTAAACTCATCCCAAAGTTCCTTCACACCCCATTTCTGAGAAGAGGCAGTGCAATGAACAAAAATTCTTTTAATCAGTCTCATTTTTTCTCCTCCTTTCCCTGCTCCTTCATAATCTCAGCAAAAGCCCTAGCCAAGTCTTCTTTATTTTCTAAGAGTATGCTGAAAGAACGTTCCTGCTTCCGTATCTCAGCCTTCTGCCAGCTTTTCTCCCTTACGCTTACAAATTCACAGAACACGCAATAGCCTGCCCATATCATAGAGAAGACAGGGAAGGGGAGAACCGTACAGGCTATCAGGTCTATGCAGACCGTCACCATGAAGGGAGAAAAGTATTTCCTCGCCTTGTCGCAAGTCTTCTTGAATCCTGTACTTGTCGTAGCCAGCCCGTTCTCTTTCGCTTTCTTGATACCGAAGAACAGGTCCACGCCCATAGAAATGATAAGAGCACCCATGCAGATGGCAATAACCAATGCCGATCTGTACAGGTGCTCTTGTAAAAATGTATGTACTATCTCTGCCATATACCATTATTTATGATTAATGGCTACAAAGATAAAAGGCTTTTCAATAGCTTTTGCCGTGTTCCAACTTAGCTATTCATATACCACCAGATTTTATCTGTAGGGTGGTTTGTCGATTCGTCACAGAGGAAACTGATAGCCAGTTCCGAAATCCTTTTTCTTGTGGTATCTTTGTTCTTCGACCATTTGCCCACCACGTCTATATGGTCAGCATACATCTTATTCATCGTTACCGCAAAATCCCAGAAGTTGTAGTCCGGTATGTTCCAAGATAGCCGGTCATAATCATCCTTCAATTCATCAAACCCGAAGTAAGGAGCATACTTTTTGTGAACATCATCATCAAAATAATAGATGTTGGCGATGCAGGCTCTGCCCAGTTGCTCGTCAAAGTGATGCTTCCTTTCCATCCAGTAAAGCAGATTTCTCTGCACAATCCTCTCTTCTTCCTCTGTAAACCCGCACTCATCGTTTCTTAGCATCCCGAAGGCAGATTCTGCTATTCGATAGAGCGATTTTGATAAATCCATAAGCGTAAAGCATTAAAGTGAATATGATAAACACATGGTGCATCTCCAACTGCTCGGGAGTGATGAGCCAGTGCTGATAATACAATCTGATAGCGTTGATACCGAAAAAATAGAAGAACGGAATGCGGAAAATCCAGCAGTATCTGAAGAAGAAACTTACCGGTATCATGGTCAGTGGCATATAAATGTATGCCAGTACATAAATCCAGATGATGCAGTTTCCGTTGAAATCGGTATCTACAACTGTTGGTCTAGGGATAGTGCCCATAGTCCCATACGCCGTACCAGTGACCTAGCATCAATGGAATGGGTGCCCACTTTGCTAGAAGTTCATAGAACCTCCAAATCTTCCTACTCAATAAGCCTTCCATAACTAAGACTTTCTCCTCTTCCGAGAGAGGTGTTTCCTGTTTTGTTCTCATTTTGTTATGATTTTATGGTTTAATTTTACTTTTTGCTAACTTTTTCTGAGATTTACATCTCATTTTGCTGCAAAATTAAACTTTTTCTTTCGTAACACCATGAAAATCTGTCTAATATTAAACTTATTTAAATCTTTATGTTCTTATTTGGTCATATTCTAAATAATATGTATATTTGCAGCATCTTAATGCAGCATTTATATGGCAAGAGCAAATTACGAATTGATTGACAGACAGAGGGATGATCTGATGAAGGCGTATCGGGAGATAGCTCCTAATTGCCATTCTCAACAGGAGGCTTGGGAAAAGGTGGTTCATTCTCCTGCCCCCAGATACTATGTTTCTCCCAAAAGAGCTTGGGATATACTCCGCAGAATGGCAGTCGGCGATTTCTCAAAGGTGGATAGCATGAAGCCGATTCGGCAGAAGTTATACTATACGCTGTTCAATAGGATGAACGAAATGACGCAGCGAAAGGAATTCGTGGGCAAATCTTTATGGTTTATCTGCCAGTTCCTTGTTTCTGAGCCTGCACCCGAGTTCTTTATCCAGCCAAGTAATCTCAAATTCATTTTCGCTTACTATAAGAAGTATGGAAAAAATTACAGAGAAATGGACCTTCGTAAGAAGAAACTTTCGAACAAAGCTGGTGCTTAGCATCATCTGCCTCGTTCTGTGTGCTTGGCATGTCGGTTTCTATCCCGGTTGCCCTTGGCAGAATCATATCCTGTATAGCTTCTTCCATGTCAACGGCTTTCATCTTGCCGTAAACCTTCTGGTGCTTTGGCAGATAAAGAACGATATGAAACCAGTCACTTCTCTGGCTGTTGCCTCTGTCGCTAGTCTGCTGCCCATGTATGTTAGTCAGCCTACAATGGGGCTTTCCGGTTTCCTATTCGCATCCTTCGGTTTGATGTGGGGTAGGACAGGGCGATGGAAAGAGGCATTAAAGAAAGCAATGCCGTTCATTATTTGCACCATGGCCGTGCCGAATGTCAACGGACTTCTCCATTTTTGGTGCTTCGTATTAGGCTACATCGTAGCGTATTGCATAAATAATATCAAAAACAGATAACACACATATAAGAAGAATCATGTTTTTAAAAATGTATTTCATAACTCATTTTAAAGGCGACCACTCGTGATGAGCAGCCGCCTTTTTCATGTTATCATAAATTAGCGCGTATGAAAGAATTATCTCATTTTGTCTTCTCGTCTGCTTTGTACCTCCACTATACTGCCAGCAAAGGAATCAGCAGCCTTGAAGTTCTGCAGCGTATACTTGAAAGTAAAATATTTCCAAGGCTTACCAGCCAAGCTTGGCAGCTTGCACCAGTGCTTGCAGTCGTTGCTTCCGTATATCTCCAGCCCAATCGTACCTTCGTCCGAATCAAACAGATGCTTCACCGCTCTCAGCGATTTCAACGTCATGCTGCCGCCCAGTTTCAAAGGTCTGGTAGTAAATGATCCGCTATAGCTTTCCGTATCTTCATTGGTGTCTGGTTTTGCCGTGAGTGAATAAACATTTCCGTTAGTATCTTGTATCAGATTATCCGGATAATCATTCACTACCGCCTGTGCCTCTATGCCGCTATTCACCATCGAGAAGGTCTTATCCACCATATTAAATATGTATTGGTATGATTTCCCCTTGCTGAATATTCTCAATATGGAGTCTCTGTAATCGTAGGCGATAAAGCAGTCTTTCAGAAAATCCAGGAACTTGCCTTCACCGAATGTTGCAAAGTTCCTCGGCACTCTTCCCCTCATCTGTTCGCTCATACAGGCTACGCTTCCACCACTTGCAGCCATCAGTCCCTTCTTTGCTGCAAAGAACACAAGTCTGTCCGTTGGCACCAGTGGCGAATCCTCGTTACATACCTCTCTTGATATTGGGTAAGCCCTACTATAGAGTCCTTCCGAGTTAACCGATAAGCCATAGATACCTTCGTCCGTAAATGCCATCAATGGATATTGACCAAACTGACCTTGGCTTACCGCTTCTGTATTGGCAATAATTCCGAGTATCTTGCCGGTTCCAACAGTATTATCTCCCGATGCCTCAAATACAAATGGGTTGTTGACTACAGAAGTGAAAATCTGAGAGTTCAAATCTTCTTTATCATTTACGCTTGTTACAATCTTTAGCAATTCGCTTTCACTGATTTCCGCAAACTCCTGTGGCTTATTTGGAGGAAGTACAGGAAACGTATAAGCGCCATTTAATCTAGGGTGTGCCTTTAGATTAATTCTGATATATTTTCCTCCAGAGTGAAAGATAACCTCCGTAGCATTCGGGTCTGGATAAAACAGCCATCCTTGCAGAAAATCTTCATCGGCAGTAACACTTCTTTCAGTCCATGTATCACATTTATCTGAAACGATGTGCGTAAACATTAAAAATCCATCATCCTTAGACCTGTCTTTTCCTACAAATTTGGCGAAACCTGCAAAAGGAGTTCGTGTTGTTCCAATAAGATTCAGTCTGCCATTATAATTGTATATAGATTCGGCACTCAAAGAAGCCCATCCGTAGTAATCGTCCACTTTCAGTTGCTCTTGCTCTTGAAGATTTTCCAAGGTTCCATCAGCGATAAATGCCGTTTCTCCACCCTGACCGGTAACGGTATAATGAAATTTGTTCCCACCCAAATAGCCTTCAGCTATTGGCACGGTGAATAATTTGTAAAAAACTGTTTTTGAGAGTAATTCGGATATTATCTGTTGATCACTCTTGTATTTTGGTAAAAGTTCGTCATGTACCGTTCTGGTATATGGTTCTTTAGTTGTATCTGTGCTTGTCGAGCCATCCACGTCGTAATTCAATAGCTTTTCTTCGTAAGTTTTATAGCCGAAATTAGCATAAGCATATTTCTTATGCAAGCCATTAGGACTTTCAAAATGCCAACCTTTATCTATATAGAATGGCACTACTTGATCTGACGCAAAAACAACTATCTCTTTGATGATGTCGCTCCAGTCGCTGGATATTGATTCAAACCTGAATAGCAATTCTCTATATTCTATAAAGTAAAACATACTTCCTGCGCCCCCCATCTGATGTAAATCCATATAGGTGTTGTGTGTACTATCAAAAACAGCAGAACTGAACATACAGTTTTTATTTACTGTTGGATAGCATACTATAGGCGTAGTTATTCTGCAGTATGAACCATCAAACATGCGGAAAGCGCATCTTAGAAAGAATGGGAAAGCAAACATATTCTTGCTCTTTGCCCAGCTTATTGCTTGCGCTACATGCCCTTGAATAGTTTCTTGAAACTCATTCTCATATTTTGAATCTGATGATACCTTAATGCTAAACATTATATATGATTTGGTTTCGCTGCCATCGGGTTTTACGCCGCCTGCCTGAATAAACGTATGGTTTAATGGGTTAAAATAGCTTTCTCCTTGTTTTGTCTCGATAGCATTCTCGGCATTACATAATGTTCTTCCGCTTTCCTCCTGGGTATAGTTGCCCGTCGGTCGCTCAAAAGTAAAATCGTAATCTAAACGAGGCAACTCTTTACCCAAATCCTTGTATTTATTTCCTTTATAAAGCAAATAGTGAATCCCTTCGCTTGTGGCGCAAACCAACGTGTTGCCTATGCTGTTTACGTCATAAACGGTTCCTACATTGAAACTTTTCGTTACTCCATCGGGTGGGCTTGCGATATTTCCACTATCATCTTTGGTATACCAGTATATATTTTCCGTACCATCATAAGCAATGATATTCTCATAGTCAGCCATCTTGTGAACGTACATTATCTTATAAGGAACGTTGCCAATACTCACCCCCTTCTGTACCGCCTTCATTTCTCCATCCTTAAAGATAAATCCGTCACTCTCCAGTAGTTCAGAATCATCTGAAAGCAAGTCGCTAGGTACATTCGTCATGCCCTTGCTAAAACTCAAAGTTTGTCTTTCTAAGTTTCTTTCCATAATAATTCAACATTTAACATTGACTTAAATTTTCGCCGCCGTATGAACACCATCGCCACCACGGCTTCTTCTTTCCGCTTTCTTCCAGCTAGGCTTCTCCATGTCCGTAAGACTCACAAAGAGACCGATGCCAGTACTCATTACCACATCATCATGGTTTCCGTTACCCACGATGTTACCCAAACTGCCATCATCATGTCGCTCATAGATGCGCAACTCATGATACATTTCCTTGTCTGGCTCCTCATACAGATTATCATCAATAAACTCTTCCAAGTTATCAATCACCTGCTGCTTCGTCAGCTTGTTGGTTTGGAAACCATACTTCGCTAGTACGTTGTCTTCCACGTTCTCCGAACTGCTCGTTCTCTGATACAGATTATCGTAGTAGTCGGCTATCTCCTGCAGAATAGTCAGAAAGTGATCACCCTCCGTGTTGTTGTTCTTCTCTCGGTCGGCAGTATTACTCTCTATCACCAGAAGCGCATCATCATAATAATGGGCTAGGGCAGCAGCCATCCATGCCAGTTTATCATGTCTTACATGTCCTCTGTATCTCGCTACCACTTTTGGCTTACCCTTCACGGTAGGAATCATGCCGAATCGGTCTATCACGGTCATAACGGTATAGTCCGATGTCGTACTCTTACCGCCAATATCCACGCTCACCAAATATCTGTTCTCCACTTGCAGACAGTTTGGCACAGCCCAAATCTTCAAGTCTCCCTCTCCGTCGTCTCTCAGCTTTACCTTCGAGTTCGGAATGGTGTTATCATCCTTCACGCTGATGTTCACCACGATGTCGGCAGTAAACTTAGGGTCTTGCTTATACATAGCCTGCATGTCGTCTATAGAATAAGGATTGAATACCAGTCTACCAGAGTTTCTGAACGCATCTTCCTCATCAATAGGAGCCTCGGTAGCACATGCCGCATGGGTAGTAAACTTGTTTCTGTAGTTTCTGTACCATTCTATCGCCTCAAAGCAAGCACCCTTCTGCCACATTCGCCAGAAGAACTTACCGGTCTCACGATAACCCTTCGGACAGGTACTTCGGTCTCTGTTCTGCAAAAGCCACTTGGCAAATGCTCTTCTGTTCTCTACAGGAGTCATATCCTTTTCGATGAAGAAACAAGGAATAAAGAGGAACGAATAAGCATCATTATTCTTTGGGTCCATTGCCAACTGGCACTTGTCGTAGAAGAAACCAGAATTACCTCTACCGGTACTCTCGAATATCTCCACATTGTCTTCCAATGGGTCGATACCACCGGATATAGAAGAAATCACGCCCTCAGGATCATGCTCCGGTGTCTTCTTCCAATAGGCTACCTCCGAATAGTGGGCACAGTGGAAGTTGCTACCACGCACAGAATCGAAGTTCTCGAAGGATGCTACCGTCAACGTGCTTCGTCTGATAGCCTTCACACCATCCGTTACCTGAAAATCGTCGGGAGAATTTTCGTATGGCGAGAACTGGAGTTTTGCGCCCGGATGTCCCACGGTCCACCCCGGCTGCCGCTCCAAAGCCTTTCGGTACATAGCCTTAATCTTCTTGGCGGTATTCTTCTGTTGGGCAAGCACAATAGCATTCCAACCATCGCGCCTGTAGTCCTGAATCCATTTGATGTAAAGCTGTGATAGGGTAGAGCCGCCCCACTGACGTGCCTTCAGAATAACCACGAACACCGGTTTGTGGGCATTCCGCAGGTCTTCCATAATCTTCAGTAGCTTTCTTTGAGGATAGTTCAGCTTGAAAGGAATCATCTTACCGGTCTTCTTATCCTCAATCTTATCGGTCACGTATAGGGCAAACTCGGGGTCTTCCATGAACCTCACTCTGCAGATGGTAAAGGTAAGCATTTGGAAATGCTGGGCATCATCCTTCTGGTGCGCCACATATTTGATGTAGTCTTTCAGACTGCCCATCTTTCTCAGACCTCTGAACAGAACAGATTTGGCGGTCTTCTTCGGAACCCACATCTTAGGAATGAAGAAATCGGATAGTTCTATCAGCACACGATGCTCAAAGTTATAGCATCCTTCGCCCGTCATAGGGTCGTAGGTGCCATAAATCTCATCGTATCGCTCCTGATTTTCCGCTACGAGATTATCTATTTCCTGTTCAGTTACTAGAGCCATCCGTTAAATCGTTTAGTTCTTCAAAATCTGCATCCTGTATCTCGGGTGCTTTGCTTATATCCAGTACGTCTGCCTCATCTTCATCCTCTACGGTTGTCATACCGAGTGCCATAAGCTGCTTGAAGTCTGCATCTATTCCGTGGGTAACGCTTACTTCTGTCTGCTTTGGTATCATGTGCTTGGTAAGGTCTTTGTAGATGGTGACGTATGTCTTAGGATCATACTCTGCCAGTTGGTTCATACAATCCTCAAACTGCTCTTGGCTCCTTGCCAGCCAGTCACGTATATATTCCTTTTGGGCACTCTTTCTTGCAGGGAGAAGTTTCTTTACCTTCTCCTTCTTCTCCTTCTGTATCTCCCTTACAGACTTAAATCCATCCATTTCAAAATCTTCCATACGCTCGCTTTTTATTATCCGAAGGGTTTCAGAGTATGAATCATACAGCCCGGCTTGGTTGAGTTGGCGCAGTCTATGATGTCTATCTCCAGTTCGTCCAGTTGGTTCATCTGATCTATCGTCAGAGGGTCCTTGCTCGTCAATGTGCGCATAAAGTATTCGTATAGCGCACCGGTCACGATATAGTCGTGTATCAGCTTGACGAGTGCATCATATTTGGTATCATCCCAGTAGTCGGGAAATTTCAGCCATATCTCCTTCTCATCCCATTCTCTCAGGGCATTATCTCTAACCCTTCCTTCTGGTTTCATTACATAGGCAGACAGATTCGCTTCCACCTTATTAATATACTTGTCAAACCAACGGTAAAAGAGCGGACGTTCCTGATCGTTCTCGCTTGTCGGAATATCTTCACCTTGCGCATCCTTCATGTTCCGTCTTGCTCGTCCTACCATGTTGGTATTTGCATCAATATCATACCAGAGTTGGGTGGCATAGATAAAGATGTGCTTATCCGTGTAGCCGTGCCCTGCTCTTCGTGGCTTCGGCAAGAAAGGATTTGGCTCGGGCTTCCATCCTCTCTCTCGGATAAAATGTGTTGGGTGCAATTTGTTAAACTCCATCTTATACCTCCTTTGCTACGGTTGCTTCTACTTCCACTTCCAGTTTGTCGCTGTGTCTGGAGAATAGAGTGATGATTGCTACACCTGTATTGATAGGCTTCAGCCAGAAAGCATGTGGCTGCTGACTTCTGTGTACTTCCAGTATACTAGGGTCGCTGCTTTTTGCCTCAATATCATCAATGGTTCCTTCGTCAATAGAGTAGGATAGGGTAACTTCCATATCGTCTATGCGGATGGTTACTGCTCCGTCCTCTTCGCTTCCGTCCACCTTGGCGGTCAGATGTTGGGTGTAAGGAACTGTAGGAACTGCCGGACCGCTCAATACGAAACATCTTCTGATGCTCTGCTCGTCTAGTGCAAGTGTAGCCTGATATGGCTCTGCCTGTTTCAGATTGGTAGTCTTTAACCACCACTGATAAATCATGTAGTCCTCAACGTATTTTGCCACCAGTCGTGCCAGAGTATCGGTCAACGTTCCGTTACATCTTCGTGAGGCGTTCAGAACAAATTCTACTATATCATCATCTTTGTCGTTGTAGTAGATGATGTTATCTCCTACTGTTTGCGCAGTAGGAACGATATATTCTGCAAGAATGGTCTTTGTCATTTCTAAGGCAGTCTGAAAGTCGTGCGTTAGCGTCCTTTCATGTACCTCATCGTCACCTGCTGCCTCTTGAAAACCAGTCTTGATGTTTCTTTCGTCAGTAGAACTGTCTATCTTTGCTTTCAGGTAGGTTGTCGACTTTACTGCCTCAATCACTACCGATTTGATAATTTGAAATTTTATGATCATAGCTTATCCTTGTTTAATGGTTTCTAACTGTGGCTCGTTCTCTATGGAACCAGTCATGTCTTTCAATGTCTTTGTTGATGTAGTAGGAGGCGTCTTGTCGAATACAAGCTGTATTGCTGCCTTCAAGTGCATATTCATTTCTTCTGAGTACACTTTTGCTTGCTCTGTACTGCTCAAAGTTAGCACCATGTAGGCTGTGTACGCCCTTACATATCCCATAAAGCAACTTTCAAAAGCATTCTTGTGGCCTTCGTTCAGTCGCGTCACATTGAAAGTTACTGATGCAGGAAGTGAAGAGTCCAGATAGGTCTTTACTACTGGTGCCATTTCTCCGGCAAAACTTCGAACCGCTGATTCGATGTATTGCCTTATCACCATTTTCTCTACAGATGATAGGGTCGTGCTTCCAAACAGAGAAACACCATCCTTGTCTTTCAGCCTCTTTGCGATAACTGAAACCTGCTTCGTCACATCACCTTCGATGGACTCCATGCTGATTGTTACTAATTTTGCTTCTTCTGCCATACCTTATGCTGCTCTGTTATATCCTAATGCACTCTGTGCCTGTGCTACCGCATTCTGGTCTGCACCCTGCACAATTCCGTTCTCTACCTGACCGCCGCCTTGCTGCTGAGCCATTGCCTGTTGCTGCTGATACATCTGTTCAAGCTGAGCCTGCTGCTCCTGTACGCTGGCAAGCAACTTGTCTGCAAATGGCGCGTTGAGGTTCTGCAGATACTGAATGATATTGATACCGCCCATTTCAAGAAGCTTGTCGAGCGTATCGTTCTGCATCGTGTTGAAGGCTGCTGTAGCTGCTGCATTCTTGATGCTGATCTTGAAGTGAATATCTCTTGCCGAAAGGCGGTCGTACTTGTAAACCGTATTGAAGTTCCGGTCGTAAACCCTTCTTCCGTCTTCGTAGTACTGCTGTATAGTCATGCACTTCTTGGTTGCCAGCTTCTCCGTAAACACGTCCATGTCGGCAAGGATGGTATACAGAGACGTGGTTGCATTCTGGCTTTCCTGTGCATATCTGGCTGCCGAAGTTCCTGCCGATGGAGTCTTACCCTGCAAGGCGCCGCTCACGTTGGTAACCTCTCGAATCAGGTTCAGCTCTATCTGCAAGAGTTCATTCGTACCGATGTTCACGGCATTCGATGTAATAATCTCCGGTTTCGCATTCGGTGTCTTCACCGATGGTTTGTAGAATATCCATCCGTCATACTCTACCGCCTCTTCCATAAACTGCTCTGGTGTTCTGCCGTTAAGCACATTCGTAGGAATCATCTTGAATCCCTTGAAACTGCTTCTGATGGCCATGTCGTTCATCACAATCAGTCGGTTGATGTATCGCTGTTGGTCTATGATGTTGGCAAGGAACGGATGAATCTCTCCGTTGATATACGGATATAGCTTCATCGTAAAAGGATGGCTCTTATAGTCGTAGGGTGTTTCGCCCTGGCAGAGGATAGTTCCGTCTGGCGCCATGTAGGTATAATACCAGTACTTATCTGCAATCTCTTCGCTAGTGATGTATGCTCTGTCTTCTTCCGCTATACCCATTTCGTCATACTGCTGCTTGCGCTTCATGTTATCGTTGCGCAGCTTCTGTATCATCGCAGTATCATCCAAGTCTATACGGAAGTAAGCACCGGTTCCTGTGGTCGCAATCGGGTCAAAGCATTGCAGTCTTGGTTTGGTCTCCGTGGTCCACACCTCAATCACTCTAGAGTAATGTCTTCCCTTGTTGCTGTGGTCGAAACTGAAATTCTCCAACGCCTTCTCTTCGTTAAACTCATAGCCGTAACTGTTATCATCCGAAGGGTAAACGTCAAAGATGGCGTTCAGATCATCTTCCGTAAGCCCATATTCCTTTTTGGCAAACTTCTGATACAAGTCTTCTCGGCTCACGTCATGCAGCACACCGATAAGACTCACGTCGTTGTGCCGTGGGTCGCTGCCGCATTCAAAAAACATGTGGTCGGGTTCCATCGCGTCTGTCCATGAATCGGGCATTTCAAGCTCCTTCGCCTCCCAACTCTCCCTGACAAACATCTGACCGCCCATAAGATAGTCCTTAATAGCGTGGTTCAGCACATCTTGCATGTACGTTGTCTGCCAGTTGCATTGCATCGTGGCACTCATCATGTCGCTCAGTTGTCGGGAGTCGCTATCTCTTGCAAAGCAGACAGGTTCCGTTCCCTGCTTGGCATAAAGACCGGCAATAGATTCCAGTATGCTCACCATGATGTTGTTGCTCATAGGTGTCTGGTTGCGCTTCTCCATATAGGTGCGCTCCGTCATTTCCTCCCAGTAACCATGATGGTATACTCTGATGGTGTCGCTCCATTGGTCGCCCATGCAGTAGCGCATCGTTCTCGCCCTCGTTTCTCGCACACCGCTCAGGTTATTCCATGCATTTCTGCATCGGCTGAGTAACTCCTCGTCCTTGCCGTGTTCTTGTCTTCGCTTGCGAGCCTTAACCGAGTCATACTTGTTATGTTGAGGCATCACTTTGCTAAGTGTCAGTATTCTTGCCTTTACCATTTTCTTATACATTATTAATTATAGGCGCAAAAATAGGCAAAAACATGGCTTTCTTTGCCGTGTTCCAACCAACCACCAAGCGTAAGGTTGGAGCACGGCAAAACTTCTTCAAATTATTTGCATTTTTGCCGAAAAGTTTCAAACAGTATTATAGAGATATGACAAAAGAAGAATTAGCACAGATGAATGAGGAAGGTGGTGCTCAACAGGCTCCACCTGCTGAGGCTGCTACAGATGAAACGTCTGTAGATGAGCGCCCTAATCGTACAGCTTTCTCCAAGCGCTTCTCTAATCGCCATTCTGACATCGACTTCGAAGACAAGGAAGCTCGTTATGCGGCAATGAATGATGATGCTGATTTGCTCGGACGGTACGAAGAGAGCGGTAAGGCGTTGTCTAAGGTTTTCGATAAGCACAAGTGGCTCGCTGCTCTGGCGATGGATATGGAGAAAAATCCGGACGACAATCCGTTTGATGCGATGGCTCGCTTGGGTATTGATGTAAAGACGTTGCTTGATGATCCTGAAGGCGGCAAGAAACTCGCTGAGATTCTCGCCAAGCACAACGAGGACGTGGCTGAACAGAACGAGGCATCCGAGAAGGTTACTGCCAACATGCGCAAGTCGCTTGAACGCCTGATGAAGCTCTATCCCGATGATGCACAGGATATGTGGTCCCAGATTTACGAGATTCACGACAAGGTAGAGAGTGGCGATATTTCAGATGATATTTGGAAGATGCTCCACAATGCCAACAACTATGATTCCGACATCACTTCGGCGCGCGACGAGGCGGCTATGCAAGCCCGAAACGAAAAGATTCAGAATAAGGTTCGCTCTTCCGCAAACGAGGGTATTCCTCCTTCTCTTTCTAGTTCGGGTGCAGGAAATAAACCGGCAAAGAAACAGAAACGTGAAAGTTTCTTTGATGATATTAGAAGTAATTAATCCATTAATATATGTATAAAATGAAGAAAAATTGTTTTAAGAATTTTATGAGTGGTCAGTTCGTCTTTAAGATGATTCTGATGCTTCTTGCCGTTGTTACCGGTGGTGGTGTAATGGCAACGGCAGACCTTGTAGAGCCGCAAATTGGTGACGAGGGTGTAAATCCTGCAAGTAAAGAGACTGTTGCCGCAAAAGAGCCAGTAGACCCTAATGCTAACGACAGACTTAGCCCAGGTGGAAATAAAGATGGTCAAGACCTTACAGGCTCTCAGGCTTCTAGTACACAGCTTCGTGAGGGTGGTCTGCTTGATAAGGAGTGGGATAGTGAGATTGTTAAGTTCTATCCTTTCAAGACACCGCTTCTTTCCATTGTTCGCCGTATGGCAAAAACTGTAAATATCAAGAACTGGTCAATCTCACATCAACGTGTCGGTGGCGAAACTCTTGATGGGCAGATTATTCAGAAGATTGAAACTGCTGACACCATCGAGATTAATTCAACGAACTTCTCTGGTTCTATTCGCCCATTCTATAAAGGCACTACTGTCTTTGCTTCTGGCGTTTCAGGTTATGCGCCCGGCTCACAGACTAAAACAGAGGGCACACTGATGCTTTATGTGATTGAAGCTAACGGTAAAAAAGCGGTCATGCAGGCAGTCAACGGAAAACCGAAGGTTAGTGGAGACACAAGAGACAATCTTGACAACATGACTTGTCCAGAAATTCCTGTAGGCACAACATTCCTTGCTGGTGCATCTGCTGCTTCTGAGTCTCAGCTCACCATTACGCCAGAGAACTTCCAGCCACGCGAGAAAGAAGTGTATGTTCAGAAGAAACTCTTGAACATCGTTTTTACAGATGACTACGAGAAGGTAAAGAAGGAACAGCCTATTACCGTTGCCGACTTGAAGACCGATGCTATCATCAAATATAACCTCCGTGCTGAGCGTACTTATTTGCTTGGATGCAAGTCTCGTTTCAAGGCAGAAACCGGCGACGGACAGATTGAGGATGTTTATACATCTGAAGGTATCATTAATCAGCTCACCAACACGTACTCCATCGGTAATACTTACACGCTTGGCGATATGATTGCTATTTCCAAACTCCAGTTCACAGAATTCTCTGAGAATGATCGTTGTTTCGCCTTCTGTGGTAAGAACGCCATAGAACGTTTGGAGAATATCAAGTTGGAGGGTAGTCATCAGAACGACTTCATTAATCACAACGAGTTCGACCTTACCTTCAAGCGATTCAAGGACACTTTCGGTTCTATTGATTTCGTTTGGACTCAGACTCTCGACCTCATGGGTATGTCAGACTTCATGGTTATCTTTGACCCTAAGGCTTCTCGCCGATATGTCAAGATTGGCAAGAAGGAGCAGACCAATGATATGTCTAAGGGAGGTGGTGAGGTCCGTGACGCTAAGCGATGGATTCATCAGGAGGCAGATAGTGTAGCACTTCGTGGTTACAACTCAATCTTGGTTGGACCTGCTAATAAGATTGCTAAGATTGCCACAGAGTCACTCGGTGCCATCATTTCTGCTAAGGAACTTCCTAAGACTCCATCAAAAGGTATGAAGGTTGCGCTCACGCAAGACTACACCCTAAAGGGTGCTAATTCACCTACTGATGATGTCAAGTATGAGGCAGGTACAGTTTTGTACTATACTGGTACCGCTTGGACTCTCTACGCGGGTCAAGATACAGCGCAGTAAATTATCACAATAAACCATCGGGGGCATGAGCATGTTGCCATGCCCTCCATTTATCAAGAATAAATATGATTAAGACATATAAAGCACGAGTAAATCAAAATAGCATTAGCTATCTGCTTTCAGGTAAGCAGGGTAATCAGGTTCGCTATCCTTTCGCAAATGGTAATGTTATTATTAATAAATATCCTTCACTTACGTTGCGAAACCGATACTGTCAGGAACTTCTAGAGTCTAGCTTGCTTTTTGCCAACAATACTATTGTTCTCGACCATGAGGAAGAAGAGTACCCTGGCGAAAAGGCTAAACTCGAAGAAGAAAAGAATGCCGCATTAAAGTCTACCGTAGATGAGCCGGCAAAGAAGACTACAAAAAAGTCACAGAAAGAGGAGGTAACAGGCATCCGTACAGCGGAAGAAGTTATTAATTACATAAACAACCGTTTTGATAAGGATTGCAGGACTCTTGAAACTGCCATGAAGCATGCAGACAAGGCAGGTCTTATTTTCCCAGATTACGGCAAGGAGTAATATATATAATTAAGGTGTAAATGAAGGTAGAAGACATTATAAAGGCAGTACGTTGGTGCATAGACGAGGAATCCAACAATACATCGGAAATCACCGATGAGAAGGATGATTTGTATATGGACAACATCATCAAGTCGAAGATAAACGATGCGCTGCATTGGATCGCCATTACTGCTGCATCTTCTCCTGTCTTATCCGACTCCAAGAAGGTAGATGCAACGACTACTTCAACCTTTAAGGTAGAAAGCTTTGACGAAAAAAGAGGCATTGGAGCAATTACGATGCCTAGCGATACCGAGGTTATCAATATCTCCCGAGTTCGTGGCGATGGCTGGTTCAAGGCAGTAACGCCAGTAGAAGATACCGACGATGAGGCTCTTATGATGTTCGATGATACGGCAAAGGGAACCGCAGACCGTCCTTTGGCAACAATCATGCGAGAGAATCCTATCTGCATCCTCTTGCAGCCAATACCAGACGAAGCCGTTATTTCCTTTGTAGGCGTTCCAAAGAATGTGAGCATAACATCAGATACAACCGATGTTGCCATCCCCGATAAACTTTCGAATGCCTTCATCTATTATCTCGCCTTTCTCCTCCTCTCAGCCTACGATGATACCAAGGCAAATCAGATGTACACGATAGCCTTGCAGCATCTAGGTGTTAGCACAAAGTAGTAGGAGAGGGAAACTATTAATTATTAACTTTTAATTATTAACTGTACAAAATGGAGTATGTATCAACGAATTATAACGAGGAAGAACTTGCATGGGTATCACCAGAGATTACCCTGCAACGTGACATCTACTTGATGATTACGCTCAAACACCCAGGCAAACTCGTAATCCGGCAAGACAAAGGCGACGGTAAGAAGCCTAGAGTCCCCATCCGTGCCCACAAGAACACAAATAAGTTCTATCTTCGTATGCGAGTTATCCCAGAGACCGTAAAGATTCAGATATTCACTTCATCAGAACCAAAAGAAATTAAATATGCCTACATTTAGAGACGATACAAAAATAGGTGGTATGGTGCCGATGATGAAAACAGACGACATCAACGACCAAGCCATCACGAAAGACAAGATTCGTGACGGTAATGTTACGACCGAGAAGTTGGCAGAAGGTGCGGTAAGCACAGACAAGCTTCCCGATGGAGCCGTCAAGACCGAGAAGATTGCTGACGAGAACGTTACGACAAGCAAGCTTGCCGATGGAGCCGTATCAACTTCAAAGCTTGCTGATCAGAATGTAACCAAGGAGAAAATCGCCGACCAGTCGGTAGATAACTCCAAACTTTCCCCCGAGGCAGTCACCTACGATAAGGTCAAGAATAAGGCAATCATCACCGAGAAGCTCAACGACCGTGCCGTAACTACAGAGAAGGTAGAGGAGAAGGCTATCACCAACCCAAAGCTGGGAGATCAGTCTGTAGATGGCAGGGTAGTCCGTGAGGCATCCTTGGAATCCAAGCATTTTGCCAACGAGTCTGTAACAACAGAAAAGGTAGCAAGAAAGTCTATCACCAAGGACAAACTTGCCGACAATGCAGTCGATGCTTCTCAGGTAGTAGATGGCAGCATCGACAACGACAAGTTGTCTCCCGATTCTGTAACTACCGAGAAAATCAAAGACGGCTCAGTCACAAATGAAAAGATAGCAGACAACACGCTTGGCATCGGAAAGCTCGACCCAGAGTTTCGCAAAACCATCCAAGCAGCCACTGGTCTACCTGATGATTTGAATCAGATGATTCAAGACGTAGACAAGTCTGTCAAGCAACTTCACAAGAAGGATACAGACCTCCAGACTCAGATTGACGATAAGCAGCAGCAAATCACCGCCAACGATAATGATATTTCATTGTTGCAGACTCGCAGCACTCAGATGGAGGAAGCCATCAAGAGCATTTCCGCAAGTGGTGGTGCAAGCCAAGCCTCAGCAGTAACATACGAGAACACAGAGAGTGGTCTTGATTCTGTAACTGCACAGGGAGCCATTGATGAACTTGCAAACAAGAAGCTCAACAAGGAAAATATTGCTCAAGAGTTCGGTGATTCAAAGGATAAAGTAGTCTCCCAGTTTTCTCTTCCATTCCGTGAAATTGAGTCTCCAGAGTTCATCAAGGCAATAGTAGATGCAGAAGACCACTTCCTTTTTGGTATTCAGCTTGATGGTTCCATTGAGTGGGGCAATGGCATTCCTACACCTGTTAGAGCCAAGTTGCAAGAGATTATCAACCAGTGCCAGCAGGATAAGACGGATATTCTTGAAGCTATTAATACTGCCAAAGAAGAATTATCTTCAAGCATTACTGCATTGCAAGAAGGCAAGATTGACAAAGAGGAAGGCAAATCTCTCATTGAAGATGAAGTAAAAGAGTGCTTTAGAGTAATCGAAAATGAAGAGTTCCTCAAAGCTATAGTGGATTCAGATGATAAGGTTCTGTTTGGTTTCTACAGAGCAACTGGTAAGCCATATTATCCCCTGAATGATATGTATCACGTTGAGCAGAATGAAGAGTTCTTTGCTCTTTGGCTTGATGCGGATGATAAGATACTTCTTGGTATCAGAAAAGATGGAGAAATCATTGGCGAAATCCATGCAGTCAATGCCTTGAAACAAGTTATCTCTCAGCTTCAATCAGACCTTGCATCATTGCAGGAGAAGGTAGGTACAATAGATACCAATCTCAAAGAACTTCTTGATGTTTTCTCTTTGCAGGAGAATCCTGAGTATATGGCAGTTGAGAAAGATGCAGACGGAAAGGTTCTTTCTGCTACTTATAATGATGGCAGTCACTATATTCATAATGCCAAGTCTGAGACTATACCAACAGAGTTTTCCCATATTGAAGACCCTGAGGGAAGGACTGAGATTACAACTGATGCAGAAAATAAGGTAATGTCATATCGTGATTCAAGTGGCAAGAAACATGAGCATGATATGGAAGTTACTAACCTTGATGTGTCAAATATCAATCTTCAAGGCAATAGTGTGAATAATATTCAAGATGCTCTCAAAGCAAATGGTTTTGATGTAAAGACACCTATTGATTGGAGTGAAAGTAGTTTCATTCAGATACCAGAGCCTCGCTTTGCTATTATTAATGTCTCTAATATTGATTCCATGCCTACAACCAAGACTCAAGATAAAAAAGCATTCTTGGAGTTTTGGGATATGCAGGGTAACTACTTCAAAAAGCATGCTATTTTAAATGCACAAGGTAACTCCTCTTTGGCTTTTGATAAGAAGAATGTTGCTATTGACCTCTGTGATGATGAGTGGATTGGTGATGATACTCCAAAAGTAAGAATTGGAAACTGGGTTCCACAGGACAGCTTCCACATGAAGGCATACTATACAGACTTCTTCCGTGGTGTTGGAGCTGTATGTTATAAATTATATGACCAGATTGTACAAACAAGAGGTAATATGTATGATAGACCTTGGAAAAAAGCATTACTTGATATGTCTAAGATTGACACTACAACCAAAAGTCTTGGAAATCCTTACGTTGGAGATTATTCTTTGCTTACTGATACAGGAGCACGTTGTTTCCCTGATGGTTTCCCTGTTGCAGTATATCTTAATGGAGAGTTCTATGGCATCTTCTCATTTCAGTTAAAGAAGCACAGAGATAATTATCACATGAACAAATCAACTGCTGAACACATACATCTTGATGGTTCGATTGGATGGTCAATTATATGGGATGGAACAATCCAATGGGGACAAGGTGATGATGGTTTTGAAGTGCGAAATCCTAAAGGTTTATATGCTATTGGAGGAAACAAATATGATGCAGATATCAAGCAGGAAGAGATTGCAGGAGAAGAGGAAGTAAATGCATGGATAGAAGCAGGTAAACTTCCTGATGGTACTATCATTTCTTCAAAAATTAAGAAAAATCTTCAAATGACTGCCAAAGTAAAAAAATACATTCAAGATTTTTCAAATACTCTTCTTAACATAAGAGCAGCATCAGACATATATGAAGCGTCAAACAAGACAGAGGAAGATTTAAAGACATTCAAAAAAGTTTTTGAAACTTACTATGATGCCGATAATCTTATAGATTATATCATTGTTTCCGATGTCGTAAGAAACTATGATGGTTTTTGGAAAAATTGGCAATGGTTTGCTTATGATGGAAAAAAATGGTGGGTAGGATTGTATGATTGTGATTGTACCTTTGGCAATCATCCAGCAGGTAATCAGACAGGATTGCCTCAAACAGAACATATAGACAAGACAACTGCATCTCCTACTGGGTTTATCGTTAAGTATTATTCTAAAGAATTGACAGACCGTTATAAGTATCTTGCGGAACATGATATAATCTCGTCAAGTAATATCTTTGCACTAATAAAAGATTGGTGTGATAGGATTGGGACAAACTTTTATAAAGAGGAATACAAGAAATGGAAAGATTCTCCTTGCATTTCAGATAGTGTTGTCAGAAGTGATTATTGGGAAATTTATACCAATGATGATGGAGGTTTGGAGAAGGATGAGAATGAATCCTTTGATGCAACACAATCATACAATGTTGGAGATGTTGTATCGTTCGGTTTAAACTCTACCATGGGTTTCTTTAAGTATCGCTGTATTAAGCAAACTACAGCTTTGGATGGAAATACACCACATAGTGTGAGTGCATATTCACCAATCAAGCAATTTAAGCATTGCGATAACTTATATAGAATCCAGAAGTGGATAGAACAGAGTGTAATTAATATGGATAAATTATATAACTATACAAGGTTAAATTAAATTTTATAGATTATGAATAAATGTTTAGTAACAAAATTAAAAGGAAGTTCTAATAATACAGAGCTTCTCAAAATTGGGGAAATGCGAATCAAATTAGCAAAATCTCCATCTACTACTCGTGGTAAATGTTTTAGTCTGAAATTTAAAGAGACGGTGACTATCAATATTCTTGGAGAAGGCTATTTTACAGACAGTGCATATTCTGAGAATAAAGGAAATACATTAGTATGTAATAAGGATATTTCAACACAAGTATATGTCAGTAATCATGACATGGAAATATCTATTCCAAACAAATACGCACTTACATCTTTCTTTTCTAATGATAAGAATGAAGCAAATTCTAATGGAGTTATTAGTGCATACCTGGATTTGGATAGTTTAAAATATTCAAAAGGTGTGGAATATGTTGTTGCTGATGGCATTCATACAACAGGTAATATTGACAGTCTAAAAGAATTGTCAAGCTTGTTGTATTTAAATTTAGAAAATTCAGAAGCTACAGGTAATATTAATGCTCTAAAAAACTTAGTGAAGTTAAGTTATCTAAGTTTAAACAACACAAATCTTGAAGGCAATATTGATGCTTTTAAAGGTCTGACATCTATTGGAGTTTTAAATTTAAACAATACAAAACTTTCTGGTAATATTGATAGCATTAAAGAGTTGTCAGGTTTGTCAAATTTAAGTATAATCAATACAAATATTACAGGTAGTATTGATAGCTTAAGTAAAGCGAAAAAATTAATAAGCTTAAGTTTGCAAAATGCCAACTCCAAATATACAGGAAGCATAAACAGCTTTAATGATTTTACTAGATTAAGTTCTGTCTCTATTAAATATGCCAAATTAACTGGAGATTTAGCACTTCTTCCTAGTACTGTTATATTTGCGTCATTACCTTATAACAGCGAAAGTGTATTCACTTGGACAACGCGACCAACTTCAGCAAAAGTGATTGCCATCGAGGGCGCACCTCCTATTGTGAATATTGACAAGATGTTACAAGACCAAGCTGCATGTCAAATTGGATTTGATGGAAGTTCACCTTCATATTTCAAGGTAATTTCAGCTACTGGTACTCGCTCTTCCGCATCAGATGCAGCAGTTCAGACTTTACAGAGCAAGGGTTACACGGTCTCAATCATTCCTGCGTAAGGTATCATAAGTTTAACATAAAAGAAAAGAAAGGAAACAAGATATGAATAAGTTAACGAAGAAGTACAAGGTAGTACATGAGGGAACCAAGATGGTGTTCCCTCTCACAGAGGAAGGTGACAATGCTGAGGTATTCCCAGCAGTAAATGCCACCGCAGTAGAGTTTGACACATACTCAGAAGCCAAGGCTTACGTAGATGAGCATAACTTGGTGTATGAGGAGCCAAAGTATGGGGAGTAAATCATATAGATGAAGAAGAAGGGTGAGTCGAAAGATTCACCCTTTTCTTATGCTATATCATCAGGGGTCATTTCATCAATTCTGTCTCTCAACTTTTCGATAATATCAAGTTGTTTGTCAAAAGCATCTTGCAATATTTTAATAGATGCTTATAATGCCACACCGTTAATACTACGGCTTATATCTTCATACCCAGTATCGCCTCTATCGGGACCATCTTCATTCATTCCACAACAGCAAACAAGAACCCATAGTATTGCAGCTATTAACAAAATCCAATCTTTAGTTTCCATACTAATAGCACTTGAAGAATTGGAGCACTTTCATCCTAACAGAAAATGGCGTATAAGAACCTGCGTAAAAACTATTTGATTTATGGTACTTAAATTTTTGTTGTTGGTCAAAGCTTCTTATCTCGAACTTCTTTGTTAAACCTGATGGTATAACACCATTTAACTGTATATCTCTATAATCTATACATTCAGAATTTACATAATACATTAATCTTACTTTTATTCTATTTAAATCGCTGGACGTATTGTTCTTTATAGAGAAAACCTCATAAAACTCAGAACCTTCCTTGCTGAAAAATACCATTCGCAACGAATAGTCATCATTTACAATGCTGTTATCGGACTCATAAGAATTAGCATAAGATTCGCTATTATTATATTCACTCGATCTATTATATGTATTATAATTGTATGTATCATAATTATATGTGCTGTTTGGCTTATCTTTTGCTCCCATCTTTCCTGTATAAGGATTTATGTTCCCGTAAGACGAGTAGTTGTTATACTTGTAGCCATCAGGACTAGTTCTAACATGAGGCTGCACATAAGTTCCGTCTTTCTTTACGTAACCCCTTACCTTTACTTGTGAAAAGCATCCTACGGACACAAAACACAACATTAATAAAAATACAAATTTCTTCATAAGTTGCTGCTTTAATCGTTATTTTTCCTGCAAAAGTACGAAAAAATCAGATAGCTTGTACCAACCAAAGCATATTTCTCTGTAGTTTAGAAAGATACTAAATAAATGAGCATCATATTACTCATCACAAATCGCTGAAAAACAGCATTCTAACCATCGAAAACTTTATTTTGAGCATAGTTAGGCAGAGCCTCATCTTCTTCGTAACTTTGCACCAAGTTCAATAGTGAACGAAACGAATAAACTATTTTATTATGTCAGAATCAAAAACTTACGTATTCGGGGAGAACGGAACCAGCCAGGGCGGTGGTTTCAATAGCATTCTCGCTATGCTCCCAGCACTTATGCAGCGACAGGGTGTAGATCCAAGTTTGTTTGCTCTCTGCAACGGCAAGAGTAATGGAAACGGATGGGGTGATGGTTTGTTTGCCATCTTGCTTCTCTTCCTTCTTATGGGTAGAGGCAACTTCTTCGGTGGAAACAATGGCGGTTGCTTGATGCCTAACGGACAGGGTGGCGTTATGCTCAATAACGATGCCAATACGGCTGTTATCATGCAGGCTGTTCAGCGCAATGGCTACGATGTTCAGTCGCTTGCTACTGCTCTCAACACTACTACCGGTAACGTTATCGCTGCCATCAATGGTGTAAGCAAGGAGATTTGCGGTGTCGGCAACCAGATGGGTATGACTGCTAATCAGGTATTAACTGCCATCATGCAGGGTAACAACGCAATCGCTACCCAGTTGGCAGAATGCTGCTGCAAGACCAACAACAATATTACCGCCATGGACGGTAATATCAAGTTGGCGATGTGTCAGCAGACTGGTACTCTGCAGAATGCCATCAACAACGTGGCAGTAGGTCAGGAGCGTGCGGCTTCTTCCCTTGCCTATGCTACCAAGGACCAGTCTTGTGAGTTAAAAAATGCCATCAAGGAAAGCACTCTTACAATCGTCAACGGTCAGAAGCAGCAGGAGATGCGCGAAATGCAGAACAAGATTGATTCTCTGCGCGAGGAGAACAGTACCTTCAAGGCTTCCGCAATGACTTCACAAATCGTGGGTCAGGCTGTGGCACCAATCAATCAAGTTTTGGCAGGTCTGCAGAATGAGGTAGCTGGCATCAAGTGCAAGCTGCCAGAGACAGTAACTACTCCTTACAGCCCATTTACTGCTGTTCCAAATTGTGTTGCTTGGCAAACAGGCTTGTACGGACTGAATGCTGCTAATGCAGGATTCTGGGGTTAAAGAAAGGAGGCTGCTATGTTATGGTTAAGACCTTATACATGGGTAAATCGTAACGGTTCGGCGGCTATCGCTTCTACAGGCGTGGTGGTGAATACTGCCAATGTGGTGTTCACCTTTAAAAACCACGCCTTCGTGAATGCCAACTACAGAGGAACGATTTTCGTAAATCTGAAACAGGCTATTCCGACTGGAACGACTGGTACGCTGCCTATCCTTTTCGAGACCAACGGCGTAACCCAAGCTGTAACCAAATTCAATGGTGATGCTTTGACGGTTGCAGACGTGCCGGGAACTGGAGTGGTTCAGCTCTGGTTTGAGAGAGACACTAACACCCTTCAGCTGATGACGGGTATTGTTTAACAAACAGAATAGATAATAGGAGATTACATTATGTTTCAAGGTTTAAGAACAAATTCTTTATTCTATGTCCTAGATAAGGGCGAAAACCCGAACTTGCAGATTGGTCAGGTTGTTTCGGTAAGCAACCCTCAGACAAAATACCCTACCTTCAATAATGGCTTCACGCCTCAGCCTATGGAAACTGTGGTTGATGTGAAGGTGAAGCTGAACGACGAGGAGGTGGATTTCAAGCAGTTACCTGCCAACGGACAGATAGCCAACGACAAGAACCTTGTGGTTAGCGACAACAAGGAAGCCATGAGTGCAGAGGTCGATACGATGCTGAGACAATCCAAGGCGATACTGGAGAGCGTAGATTACCACAAGAAAGTCGTTGATTCTTGTGAGGGAATGCTACTGCAACTCAACCCCCAGATAGCAAAGGAGAGGGAACAGACTGAGAAGATCAGCAAGCTTGAAGGCAAGGTTTCTGGCATGGAGGGCAAGCTCGACAAGATGATGGGATTGCTCCAACAGGCGATAACCAAGTAATCTCCTACCTATTCACTTTAAAAATCTTAGAATTATGATAATGGTTGAGATTACAGAAGACAAGTTTGATGGCTTGTATGAGAACGTGGAGAAAGGCTTGCGCTACTTGGATAAGGCCATGAACTGCCTGGGCGAAATGAAGCGCGAAGGCAGACGTGACCGATACGGCGAGCGCAACCGCATGCCCGATTACAGAGGTCGTGGAGGCAGAAGTGGTATGCGAGAGCATGAAGAGTACGACGACATGCGCCAACGTGACGACAGAGACCGTGGAGAACGTGATTATCGAAGCTACGGCGACGAGTATTAACTAACTTGGGGTTTGGTAGTGAAACAGATTTCGTTACCAAACCCTTTTTAATATCAGAAAGATTATGGAAAGAAAATACAGACAATCTTTGAACGCCTACGATTATCAGCCAGAAGAAATGAGGGCTTACCTTCGCTACAATGGCTGGCACTTTAATAAGAAAATGTGTGAGTGGGCCGTGAAGCAGATGCGGAAGAACGGTAAGCCTATCCGCATGATGAGCAAGGAGGACATAGAAGACATTCTGAAGAAGAATAATATCGTGCTGGAAAATAATGTGGGCTATGATGCGGTTTACATCGCACACATGTGTCTGGCTGATTTATACGGCTCGTCTATCACAGAAGAAAAGCAGATGGCCCAGTTCATCAAAGACTACGTAGATGATGAGGATCAGCAGGACGGTTTCATCTTCAACCGCTTCTATGCAGACACATCTTTCAATGGTGTGGGCATTCCTTGGGAAGAGATTTTGTAGCAATGTTAAGTGTTGAATGTTAAATGTTAAGTTAGAAAGTGACTGAGCAGGAGATTTACTTAGAAAGGTATGATTGGACCGTACATGTAATGTACGATGTCCACTCAAATGATGCCATGAAGGTAAGAAGGTATCTTCGGGATTTGGGGTGCAGCGGCATACCTCTCGAAGATGCCTGTAATCTCGTGCTCGAAGGTCAGCCCAACAAAGGCATTACCTATTCCAACATAGACACCCGAAAAACAATAGTAGTAATAGGCTGGACCACCTCAAAATCAGAATACACAAACAGCCTCACCCACGAAATGCTCCATGTAGTTCAGCACATATCCGAGCAGTTCCTGATAAATATGTACACCGAAGAACCCTGCTACCTCCTAGGCTCCCTCTGTCAAGCCGCCACAAGCAAGAAAAGTCCCCTCTAGCCCCCGTTCCTCAGCATTCCATGCTGAGTCTCTCCTTATTTAGCAAAAGTCTAAACTGTGCAAAAACCATCCTCAACCCGATACAACCTATCAAAAAAATCCCTACCTTTGCACCCAGAAATACAAACGCATAAAACATAGATTCATGAAGAAATTATTATTTATCCTAATGGCAGTTCTGTCATTATGTGCATGCAGAGATAGTGAAGACCCTGTAGAAGTATCAAACAAATTCACTATTGATGGGAAAGACTACCCAATAGAAAAAATAACAGTCGACAGCTATAATATTGAAGTAAAATCTGGCAAATACACCTTGAATGCAATCACAAACGACAGGGTTCCTCTAGGCAAGAAAAACTACCTTTCAGCATTTCGTGCATTTAATGCAGGCGTGTGGGAAGAACATGAAGATGGCTATGGCAAATACATCTTCCTATGCGATCATGAGAATTTATCAGAGTCCTCTTATCTTTTAATTAAAGAAAACGATGAGGACAATAGAATATATATAGAGGCTTTATTTGGTAATGGAACAAAAAACTGTGACACTTACATATTTTGGAACAGTCGATATTAGCCATATAGTAAAGAAGGAGTGAGCCTTGCGCCCACTCCTTTTTTTATTTATTCCAATCTATCCAGTTCATCCACCGCATCCATCATGATTCTGTCAATATTCTGGTTAGCGAAGTTGATGCTCTCGGTATCAGAAGACTTATCTCTAAGCTTCTTCCATCGCTTCATCTGCTTCTCTGTCAGTTCGATGATTCTAACCTTGGCAGCCTCCTTGGAGTTTTGGAAGTGATAATACTCACCGATATTCGTGATTCTCTTATCAAGCGGAACGTTCTTCGATTTCAGGCGGTCCACGTTGGCCATGGTCTTCTCCATTTCGTCCTTGTAGTTATACCACTTGCTCTTGGTTCGCTGCAAGCTACTCTGCTCACTAGGCGTATAGAGTAAGGAACGAAGGAAAGGAATATCCTTGGTTTCCGTGTCTTTGCCATGCTTGATAACACCGATAGCACGCTCAGTAAAGGTAGCAGCGCCACCACCTATACCACCGATGTAATGATTCAACATACTAGGGTTCGTCACCATATCCAGGAAACTATTACCCAGCATATCCTCATTACCCTTGGCTACATCGTTAGTCTGGGCATTAACCCATTTATTCACAGCCATATATCCGTCAGGTACACCCTTGTAGGCTCTCTGCCAAGCAGGTGAATTTTCATTCCAGTCACCACGTCTTTCAATCGGCGCGCCCTTCCAGTCGGTATTTAACTCCCATTCCACGAAAGGAGATAGGGCAGAAGGAGAGATAGCCTTGATCGTCTCATTCAATGGCTCCTTGCCAGCCGAAGAGTTACCGAGATAGTCCATCACCGGCACAAGCTGCGACATGCAGCCCACGGCGTCCAAGGCAGGATTCTTCTGTCCGCTTACGTTTGGCGAGAAAGTCAAGCCAGCCGCCAAGTCGCCCAGACCGTAGAAGGCTCTCAACTCAATAGCAAGCGGAATAGTAACAAACTGGCCGCCACCCTTGTAGATGCAGAGATTGTTTCTTCTCACGTAGTCAGGCAACTCGCCGTATGGGTCCTTCACGCCCTTTCTATCCTTCTCATCCTCACTCGCAATCAGCACATTGTTACCAAGTGCAGCCAGCGCACCGAGAGCAAAAGGAATGGCAAGCATGTTGATAGAAGTGCCCACAGGATGGTTCTTCAAGTTCTTCACAAGAAGATTTGTACTCTGAATACCGGCATTGAAGAACATAGAACAATGTCTCAGATAGCTAGCCGTAAATCCGTAAGCCCATCTTGCAGCCGCCTTGCCGCCAGTCATTTCTCCGTTCTTGAAACTCTTGATGGCATCGCCGCTTCCATGGCGGTTGAAGTTAGTAGATACCTCCTTCGCATCATAGACCGAACGGATGATAGAACGGTTACTGTCTCGGCTCGCACAATAGGTAGCGAATCGGGCGATATTCTCAGCCACCTCATTGATGTTCGCCAGATTTCCGAAGAAGAAGTCACGAAGGGCAGCACCGCCCTTGTCAATCTTGCTTCTTTCGCTCTTCACATCTTTCTTATACTCCTTGGTCCAATCCTGCATGTTCTTGATCTGAACCCAACCGGTTTCGCCGCCGTTCTCCATAAACTCCTTGAAATATCTCTGTACCTTGTCAGAAGTATCAAGTGTTCCGTTACGATACTTGGCAAATAAGCCCAAGCCAGTAGTTCCGCTCAAATCCTTGAAGCTGATATTCGATGCACCCTTATACAAGCCCAACTGCGCATAGTACTTCGCCCAGAGCGCACCATATCTTGCACCCTCCTTAGAAGTAACGTTGCTAGATGCAAACTCAGCATCACGCATAATGTTTCGCATCACGAACTCAGGGTTAAATGATGTACACAACTGCGCCATCATTCTTGAGATAGAACTCAATGGTTTCATGATTCCCTTGGCGCCCGAGTTCTCCAGCAATCCATTCAGAGCCTGCGCCGCTCTAGGATTTCCGTTGATAATGAAGGTATGGGTCCTTCCGGCAATCTTCACATCTACGATATGCTGCGATTTATTCTCTGCTCTTTGGAACTTATAGCCAATCTTGTCTCTGCGATACACCTTGTATGCCATACCCTGTGATTCCTTCATCTTCATATCCTTGTTGAAGTCTGAAACAATTTGGTTGATTTCGTCAGCCGTAGCATCCTCAGGAATATCAGGGTAACGCTCATAGACGATGTTCACAACAGGGTCCTTCTCATACCATACGCTTGTTTCGGTAATCAGATTATTGCCCGAATTATTTCGCGCGAATCTTGCAAATGCCTGACGGATAGCGTTCATACCGCCATTCTTGATAGCTCTGTTACCCATCGCACCAATCTGCGCCAGTACGTTAGTTTCACTCAGATACTTGTGTCCTCTCGCTCTCATGATCGTGCTTCCGATGTAGCTCTTCGGGTCGCCCTGCTCAGTAATGTAGCCATAAGTATCTTCTGCCGTAGTCTCATCATACTTTCTCAAAGGCACATACCAGTTGAACATATTCGATACATGGCCATGCAATTCCTTGCTGATGATACCATTCTTGTAGTCGCTGTCAATAGAATACTGGGTAGCAGCCTTCACCTTATCCCAATAGTCCTTCACAGCTCCCTTCTTGATGCTCTCCATCTTTGCTTCTGAATCCATCACGCTCTGAATAGCCTCTGCATCATTATAAGGGTCAGAAGATTTAGCCACTTCCTGTATAGCGTGCATACCCGAATAGTCGTGTTCGCCAGCTTCGAAGTCAGCATCAAAGTGGTTTCTGATGCTCTCGTCTAACTGTCTGTAGTACTCCTTCAGGTCGATGTTGCCAGACTTCAACTCGTTGTCAAGATACTCCTTATCGCTATAATAACTGTTTTCCAAGAAGTCGGCATCCTGCTTTTTCTGCTCGTCCATCCTCATATTTCTAAGGAAATCACGTACAAAGAACTCTCTGTTTCGCTCCAAACCATGCTTGGTAATCATGTAGAGATTGAAGTTTCTAATCTTCTCATCGTCCTTCTTGCCATCGAAAGCATCCAATACGTCAGCCATGGCCTTGTCAAGAGGCTTCATCACGTTGCGCTCAAACATCTGAGCCGCATCGCTCATCGCACCCTGCATGGTGTTCTGCAGTATATAAGGATTCTCCGAAGAGGCAATATCCTCAATCTTCTTGTCTGGCACAATCGCATTCATCAACTTCTTCAACGAAAGCATATTGTCCATATAGCTCTCGGTAAACATATAGTCATGCTCATCAAGTGAACGATGGTATCTGTCAAGTGCCGTGCCGGCAGATGGGGTAGTACGGAAGTGAATCTCACCATCTGTAGCCTCATTCCACTGAGCCTTGGTAAGATTATCCATACTTTTAACCTTTCCGTCATTTCCATAGAACATGCCATCATGCGTCACAACAGCAGGCATACGCTCATGGTCGAGACGGTATTTCACCGCCTCGGCTCTCAGTTTCCAATAAGGATCATTTGGATTCTTGTGCAAGTTCTTGCTCAACCAGAGCAGATACTTCACATCTTTAGTATTAGGAGCAATACGATAACCGATTTCATGAAGGAAATCAGATACCTTATTCTTGATACCATTCCAGAAGCCAGCTTCACCCTTGCCATCCTCGGCGAGTCGGGCGATACCTTCCTCAATAGCATCATAGATATTCAGAGGATTGAACTTTCTCTCCTCATCCACAAGCTTCTTCAAAGCCGCATTCTCAGGCTTATCCAAGTCATACCATACTTCACGAAGGAACTTATCGAATCGTTCATCACCAAACAACTCTCTCATTCCCTTGTGTCCAACTACCTCATGCCAGATTGTCTTTTCGGCAGTATATCTATCGTGGATATTAGGCATATAAAGATGCACCTCGCCAGTCTTCTCGTCATACCAACCGGTTATCTTTCTGCCATCCTCAATAGCAGCCTTAGCCGCCTTGTTGGTGATTTCATCAACCGATGAAACCATGTTCACCTTTGCGCCAGTCTTCTGAGCCACCTTTTCGATATGGCTCTCAACCGATGAAGTAGGATAGTTGCTTTCGCTATTATCTATGCGGAACTTGGTGCCGCCATTCTTGCCCCATTCCTTGTAGGCATCCTTTGTCATTTTTACGTTGACGAACTTAGCCTGAGGGAACTCCTGTTCCAGTTCAGCCATCTGCTTCAAGAACTTCTCCTTTGTTTCAGGGTTCTGTCTGCCTTGCTCTACGGTAGTGATAGGCACACCAAGTTTTACAAGCTCTCTCAACTGGCTAGGGGTAACTACGTTCCAAGGGATAGCCAATCCTGTTCCTCTCAGTTGGTCGGCGATTTTCTCAGCAACCTCCTCGTCAGGCAATATTCTTACTGCCTTTCTCCATCTAGAGAGCATCACGCTTCTCTGTCTGTCCTTTGGCAGAAGGCTGTTTACTGTTCCAGAAGTCCAAGGCACCAAGCCCACAGAGTTCTTTGCGCCCTCGGCGTGATAGCCGCTAGTCTTCTCGCTCTCAGGAATCTCCCATTCAACAACCTTGATGTTGCCTCTAGCGTAAGCACCAGAGAACTGGTCGTTCATCACCGAAGTGGAAGTGTGCATGTAAGGGTTATAAGCCGCTGGCACTGGTCCTTCACCTGCCCCAGGGTTCTTATCGGTCTTCACAAGTTGGAACTTGCCGTTCTTCACAAGGTCTGGCCGCTCGTCTGCACCCATCCAAGCACCAATCTCGGTAGCATCGGTACGCTTTCCGTCAATGATAGCAGCCATAGGGGAGTAGAGCTTACCATCCACCTCCTGCATTCCGCTATACATTCTGAAAGTCTTCTCCTTGTTGAGGCGGTCCAGTTCATCCTTGTCGGTAACTCTGTAGGCATAGCCGTTTTCCTCAATGTCATTCATGGCAATATCATCAATATTTTCATTGAAATCATCCATGATGTCATTGAGTGCCTTATCCATCTTGCTTTTATCCGAAATCTCAAAGAGTTTATGCCAAGCGTTCTTTACAGCTTGCCACAAGGAGTTATCGCCTCGGTTGCGCAATTCGTTAACTGCGTTCATGATTCGCTCACCTAAAGAAAGGTCAAGTATCTTTCTCTGCTTTCCACCTGCCATTTCAGCAGCAAATTCATACTCATCCTTACCACCATAGTTACGTCTCTTTCCTTCCTCCCAAACAATTCTACCATCAGCCTTAGCCTTATTGTAAATATCAATAACAGTCTTTACAGCTTCAATCTGCTTAGGAGTAAGCATACCTTCTGCCTTTCCGTCCTTTACAAGGTGGATGGCACCCATAGTAGCCTGATGAATTAACTCATGCAGAATGGTATGGGCCGCCTCTTTAGGGTTTGTGTATGTTCTAGAAAGAGTATCAATAAAGAGATTAATGTTTCTTTCTGGTGTAGCTTCACCAACATTGCCTCTCTCGTCACCCTCGTCCATGCCACCAAACTCAACTCCGAGTCGCTTGGCTATATCGCGCGCCTTCTCAAAGAGTCTTCTTGTGCCTTCTTCTTTTGCTTGATTTGTCGCCTCAAAGAGTCTAGATATATCTGCAAAAGAGGCTTTAGCTCCTCTTCGCAATCCATAGCCATCTGCGAGAGCTTTGGCTCGAACTTCTCGATAGTCCATTTCTCTCCTTGCGGCAGTTTTGGCAGCTTCAAGTTCAGCTCTTTTAAGTTGCACAAGATGCGTTCTACCTGCTTTCTCTCGGTTTCCAAAAGTTCGTCCCCAGAATCTAACTTCATCTTCTAGTCCATTTAAAGTGTAAGTAATTTCAGAAGCCTTGTATCTAGAAAATTCTGAGGTATAATAGTCAAGATGTCTGTTAAACTCGGCTTTATCCTCATTCGACAAGTCCTTAGTCAACTCGTCAACTCTATCATCAAACTTCTTTTCAATCTGCGAAGATACATTTTTATCTACATCTTCCGGAATGATTCTACTATTCTTAACATCTTTTGTATCTGTTTTAGAATACAGCAAGCCACGATCCTCACGGAAGTGAGTGCCCTCATCCTCAGAAGTCTTGCGCTCCTCCTGTACCTTCACGCCCATCTTAGACAGGCGGTCCAGTACAGGCTTCAACTGCTCTGGCTTAAACTCTGCAAGCATATTGTTGCCTCTGGTTTCGAAGTTATTGCCATTAACCAGTTTCAGCAAATCTTCATCCATGAAGTACTTGCCGCCTTTCGCCTTGCTCTTCGGTACACGAAGCTCGTAGAAGTTGCCACGATTGTTGTCTATGCGCTTCACCTTTACTTCACCATCCGATGAAGTAACCTCGTCAATACCGCCATGCCAAGATGAAAGCTCAAACTTCTCGGTCACGCTGTTGATAGGCGCATCTGTAGTTAAGCCCTTAGGGTCGAATCTATCTGGCATCAAGATACCAGTCTTCACCTCGCCAGTATCAGTTGTATATTTCACCAGCTGACCGCCCAAGCCCTGATCCTTGCTGTCAACCAAAGCCTGCATCAGATTACCAGTTACAATATAGCCATTCTTGCGGCTCTCATTGCTAGTTAGTCTATCCCAGTTATCAAAGTTTTGGTTCAATACTCTGAGATGGCTGTCTCCCATACCGGCAGCCTGCTTGGTCATGCGGTCGATAGAACCGATAATATCCACCTTGTTTTCACCAGAACCCACCTTGCCGGCAATAGGGAAAGTAATCTTTCTTCTGCCATCCAAGGTAGCGAAGGAAACCGAAGAGGCGTTAGGCGAGTAGTTATCAGTAATCTTGATGTCAATAAGTCTACCGTAACTGTTACCGAATCCGCTCAACTCGTTAGGGTTATTCATATCCGTAGGCAGAACGAAAGTCTGGTTTGTATCGAAGGTATCAAGTACTCGCTCAAACATTTCAGCCTTGGCTTTCAGGTTCTTCACCACATCGTTCAGCTTATCTTTCTCCTGCTTGTAGATGTTGTCATACTGATAGCCAGCCATCTTCTCAATCTGCTCATCGCTCATGCCCGAATCCTTCTGACCCTTCTTGCCATCCTTGATATACTTCTCCTTAGCCTTGGTTGCAGCCTTCACGGCACGCTCCTCATACTTCTGAGTCTCGTCCGCAATCTTCTGGTCGAAGTACTCCTTCACGGCAGCTTTCTTATCGGTCTTGTATTCATCCCAAGTCTTGCCGCCAGTCAAACCATTCTGCGAAGCCTTCACCTCAGAAGCCTTCATTGGCTTCTTCAAGATGGCCATGTTCACCTTTTCTATATAGGTGTTGTCTGCAAAGGCATTATCGCCGCCCGGCTCTGCACCCTGCTTCCAAACTTCCTTGTGGAGAGTCTTAGCCTTCAAAGGCAGCTCGGTAATCTCAAGGTCATTCTCACCCATTTCGTTGAGTCGCTGAATCTCATTGGCATAAAGCTCGCCAATCTCCTGCAACATCTTCTCCTGTTCAGAAACTCTCAGCAGAGCCATACGCCCAAGCAACTTACTTGCATCGGCACCAGCTTCACCATCGCCAACACCGCCACCGCTTGCAACAAGATTCTGTGGGTCGATTCTAGACAAATCATCGCCATTACTCTTTTCCCATCCGAATGGATCTGCCATACGTGCATAAAGGTCAAGATGCTCTGCCATATACTCACGAACTACCTTATCACCATATTTATTGGTAATATCGGCAACTTCCATTTCGTTGAACTTACTCTTCTGAGAAGAAGTAGTGTTGGCATCAAGTGACTTCAACTTAGCCTTAAACATCATCAGCAGTCGCTGCTCGGCAGGGATAAGGGAAACCACATACTCGTATGCACCTCTAGCCACCTGACCGGTTCGGTCGATACGTCCACGCATCTGAACCTCATCGTTTACGTCAAGCTGCTGCTGCGCCACGATCATCACACGCTTCTTCTGGTCCTTATACTTGCTCGAAGCATGAAGGGAAATACCGGTTGCTGCACTCTTGTTGAGAATAAGCGCATCAATCTTGCCATCGTTAAAGTCGCGCGCGAGTTTCTTCTTGTCTGTATCAGCACGCTTCACCTTGGTAACAGTTCCGTTGTCGTTATAAACAAACTCGGTCTGTCTACCGGTCAGCTCGCCAACCTTATAACCTGCCTTCTGCAGCTCGTTCTTGATAACATCAATAGGGGAGAGGGAAAGACCGGTACTTGTCTGCTCAATCTTCTTCTCCAGTTCGTGATAAGCCTCAACTGCCTCATCGCCAAAATCAGAAAGCTTGATGTATCCGCTTTCGCTATTATCCTTTGCGTCCTTCTGAGTATAGCGAAGTGTACCCTCCAGACCCTTCCTTAAAGATGTACCCAAGTCTGGTGCGTCCATTTCCTCACCAAGCGCAAGGTTGCCAGTCTGCGATTCGTTGGTATTGTTCAATGCAATCACAGGCTTCATGCCCTGCTTCAAGTAGTCGATGGCACGTTCTGCAGCGGACTTCGCCTTCAGGGAGAGAAGTACCTGCTGAACGGTATTGAATGCCTTGCTGGCAAAAGGCTGATTCTTGATACCCAGGGCAGCCGTACCCTTCTTGATTCCCATAGTAGACTGAATGGCAGCCAGCTCATCATTACGCTCATCCACGTAACTTGAAACGTATTTCTTTTGGAAATTGATAATATCATTAAACAATCCGATGATACTGTCATACTGTTCTCGCTGTTCCTGAACTCGCTCAGGATCATCAATTGCCTTCCAGTCGATGGTTACGCCAGTCATATCTCGCTCACGGCGAATCATCTGACCGCATTGCGTCAAGGTCTGGCTCATAATCTCCTGCAAGGTTGCACCACCACGCTTTACCGCATCAATCAAGTCGGATGATTTCATACCGCCCTCGTTCATGGCAGTACGCAAAGCGTAGATAGGCATATTGTCTGGTCGCTTGGCAAAGGTAGCAGAGAAGAAAGTTACGTTCTTTGCCTTCTGAATAATGTGTTGGAAATAGTTACCCTGACCGCTATTGCCACCAGCCGTGTGGCTTTCGTCAAGGATAAGATAGGCGTTACCCATCAGTTTTTCAATAGCATCACGTCTTCTTTGTCCGCTAAGGGCAGCAGCGCCGAATGTCTTACCCTTCGCAAGTTTCTTCTCTTTTCGTGCTCCGTTCTCGTCAAACTCATACACACCATTGCTTACTTGGCTGTAAGTAGTCAATACATAGTCATATTCGTCTGGCAGTTTTCCGTTCTTTTCGATGTAATCAAGCACTCGCTTCACCTCGCTCTTCGATGGCAAGGCAAATACTACTTTTCCGTCTGAGTCGGTAATGGCAGCTTCCTTGGCACTACCGAATACAAATGGTCTTAGGTCTGGGCTGCCAATATCCACCAAGTCGCGGTAAACATCGCTCAGCAATCCTGCTGTCTTGGTGAAATATACAGGAACCTGACCCTGCTTCTTGGCGTATCTGATAAGCGAAGCTGCCTGTCTTCCCTTACCGATACCGGTCATATCTCCAATGATAAAGGCGTTGCCCTTCTTTGCCTGCTGCAAGGCAAGGGCTACAGAGTCAACTTGCTCTGCAGCAAGGTGAGAATACAAATCGTCCTTATCATTATAGCCCAGTTCATCAACAAGGAACTGGTCGGCATCGCCCAGCTTTTCGAGATTCTTGTTTACCGCCTCCTGCTGATCGGCAGGCATAACTGCTTTCAGAGTGAATGGGTTTCCACTCTTAGGGGTATAGGTAACTTTCTCTGTACTTAGTCCACGTACGGATTTGTCCACCCGCTGTAATTGTCCCCGTGGTCCGCTTCCGCTCCCGGCGTTGGCAGATTCATCAGCACTTGGCTGAGCGTCATTCCGTCCAGCTCCTCCTGATCCATTTCCTCGCTGCTCATTGGTTCCAGTGGTTGGTTCTTTGCTTGGAGAAGGCTCTGCCCCTGTTCTGTCTGTTCCTGTATCTCCATCAGAAAGTCTTCCATCTTCTCTTGGCTCGGTTCCTCGTTGATTTTCCAAGTCATCATGGGTTCCTGATACGGAAGTGGAGTCAAATAGGTCAGACTCTCGCTCACCATCTGGTTTGCTTCCTCCTCGTTCTCCTGTTCGTACTCTCTCTTTAGGAGTACCAGCAGCGCCTTGTTTATCAAGTTCTGGTTGAGCACTTCTTGTTTCTCCTCCGATGGAAGAATCCATCCGTTCACCTCGTAGTATATCATCTTCAATTCGTTTATAAAGTTCGTCATAATCTTTCACGGCTTCCGCTCTAGCCTTATCCTTCACTGGTGGAAAGGCATTCTCGTTCAAGCGTCTTCCGTTTATTAATATAATACGTGTAGGGTAGCTGGTTCCCTGCTTTGCATAGAGACCACCATCCACATTAATCACGTCCTCCACATTATAGTGGCTATAGAGATAACCAAGGAAAGCCTTATCCTTCGGATTCAGACTTCCGTTCTTGGCGTATTCCGTCTTGCCGCCGATGATAATGGCAGCACGACCATCGTCCTTCATGCTCTCCAAGGCATTGATAGCCATCTGTCCTTCCAAAGAAGAAATCTTGTAGCCGTCATACTCCTTTGGGGTAGCACTACCGAATGGTGGGTTTGTTACCACCACATCAACGTCCTTGTCTGCAAAAGGCTGGGTTCCGTCCTGACTGGTCACGTTCTTGAAACCCTGTCTTCTCAGGTTCGCCAATCGCTGTGCATCAATATCGTTCACATGTACCTTATCCATTGGCAGACCGATGGTAAGCATACCGTTGCCGGCACTTGGTTCAAGGGCGCTGTCAATCACCTTACCTTTGCCCTTCACATACATGTCTGCAAGGAAGGCGTAAGGGGCAGGGGTAGAGTACTGCTGCTTCATCACTCGCTCAGAATCACGCTGGTTGAGGCTAGGCTGATTCTCATAGAGTGTTTTGATACGTTCAAACTTCACGGCATCGTTGGTTGATTCAGAAGAAGCGATACCTCTTGCTCGCTTAACAATGGTAGTTTCAGCAAGCTCCTGAAGGTCTGTATCCTTAATATCCTTCAAACCAACTCTCTCAGCTATCTTTCTCAGCTCAACAATACCGTTAAACTTATGTTTGAAGACCAACTTTATGTTCACGGTATCAATAAACTTCTTCTCAGCCAGCTTTCTTTCCTCGGCAGTCTTTGAATCGCCCACCAGATTCTCCTGATGCTTAGGCGAAGTTTTCTCATAGTAGTCAGCCCAATCCTTCAAGCTCATGCGCTGCTCGCCATCGCGATAGCGGATATTCATCATCTGCTCATAGATAGCATCCACGTCTTCCTTCTTAAAGAGCTTGGCAGCAGGGGCAAACTCCTTGCGCATTTCCTTCACCACGTCTTCAAGATTGTGCATACCTCTCTTGATTCTCAGATAAGCATTCTCTGCCATGGCGCTCACCAGCTTAGGCAACACTTCCAGCTGTCTAGAGTTAAGACCGATGAACGAAGCAGACGCTTCATCCTTGCCGGCATTTTTGAGCATATCCCAAAGGTCATTGACCTTCTTGTTTGAAGCCGCTACTGCTGCATCGTCAGCAGTTTGCTGAGGCTTCTTTTCGGTTTTTGCTTTCTTCTCCTTCTCGAATCCTTCTGCTGCATTCTTGATTTCCTCCATAGAGTCAGCAGATGGTTCCGTTTTAGGAGTCTCAACCTTTGGTTCTGTCTTCTGCCCTCTAGTCTTGGCAAAGATGCTTTCATAGATAGCACGGTGCAAATCATCCGTCACCTCACCATTAAGATAATCAAGAGCCATATCCTTGGATAAATCATCCACGTCTGCCTTCCTAATCTCCTCCTCAGTCAGAGGATGCTCCTTCTTAAACTCCTTGATCGCCGCCGCAATCGGGTCAAAAGTAGGGTCTGGGTTCTCTTCCTTAGGAAGGAGTGGGAGAGGTTTTTCTTTTACCTTACCGTCAACATATTCGACAACCTCATTCAGGTCACCATACTTCTTGCCATCATACTCGTAGTATGAACCAGTGTTTTCGCCCTTGTCGTTAGGCTCATCAACCTTGATAACCTCCTTGTCGCCATCAATAAGAATCTTCTGCCTTGTGATAGGACCGTTCTCAGATGGAGTTTCGGTTTCCTCGTCAGTAACTTTAATACGACTTTCAAGTTCTTTGTTTACTAAGTCGTCTGGTTCGTCTACTCTTGGTCGTTCTGGTTCTGTTCCTGCTTCTGCTGGTTCATTTCCTCCTGATGCTTCTTGTTGAGGTTCTTCATTGCCTGAAACATCATTGCCTCCTTCATTTTCTGAATGTCCTGTTCCATAATCTTGCCATTTTTTAAAGTTCAAATACTCATTAATTAACTCTTCCTTGGTAGGAGCTGCCTCAAACATATTGCCCTCGCCAGTATTTCTAGCCTTAGCGATGCGGTTGTATTCGTCAAGCAAATCTCTGAAATCAGAAACCTTGCCCTCCAAGGTTAAAGCCATCATCTGAGAGATAGAAGAGTAACGCTTAGCTGCATTCTCACCGAACATGTCCGGTGTTCTCAGCAGCGTATCAACCTTATTACCGCCCTGTCTTGCCTCGTAAAGCAACTGGATAGCCTGATCAATCTCATCACGAAGAGAGAACTCGCCCAACTTCATGTTGTCCATCACCGAGCGAATAGCGTTGATAGCCTTATTCTTCACCGTAGAGTCGATGCCCAGCATTCTGATAGTCTCTGGCTTGAAGATAGAACCCAAAAGAAGGTTCTTCACATACTCCCTGCCTTGTGCAGAAAGTCGCTCAGGGCTATCCATCATCTGTGCCACCTCGTTCTGTCCGATGATACCTTTATCTACTAACGTCTTCACCAAGTCATTTATTGCCTTGGAATTGTTAAAGAAAGCATCAAGAGAACCATTTCCCTCAATCTCGGCAACAATCGCGCCTACCTCGTCAGAAGTCAAGGTCTTAGCCTTGGCAACCGCCTGTTCGGTATTACTCTGAGTCTTCTTCTCGTTTCGGTTAAACTTGGCGAAGGTAGCTGCATCGTAAGGCAATCTCTCATCCGTCACCATTACCAGACGAGGATGCTCGATTCCGCTCTGCTCAATCTGCTCTCTGGTAAAGCCGAAGTTCTCGGCATTTTCCAGAAGGTCGTTGATGTATTCGCCGTCCGTGCCTTCCTTTGCCGCCTTCTGTCCTGCCATCGTTCTACCATTGCCATCATAAACGATACCCTCGTCAGATACCACTGGCACATTCTCAATAGCCATACCATTATACTTTCGGGCAATCTGGTCCGTATTCTGCTGAGCCGCCTTGTCGTGCTCATAGTCACGATCGTTCACGGTTCTGCCCTCAGCATCGGTAGGGAATCCCTCAGATTTCTTATAGTCGTTATTCACATCATGAGAAGGAGTAAGACTTTCAGCCGGCACAATCTCATAGTGTCCCTTAATCTTGGTTTCTCCGTCAGGCAGCATTCGCGTGCGCTTGTTGCCTACAAGTCTAGGTGCATTCACAAACTTCTGTGCTGCCACGCTGCCAGCTTCATGTGCACCCTCAGCCTGTTCTGTCTTACCCACGGTCTCAGCAACCTTCTTGGCAGTCATAGCCTTCTTGATATTCTGAGCGTGATCCAACTGCTTCTTGGCAGCTTCAATGGTCTGATTCTTCAAAGCTTCCTGCTCCATGATGTCGTTAGGCTCGGCAGTATAGTCTACCTTCATCTTCTCGGCATCCTTCAAAGCATTCTCAGCTTTCTTAATCTGTCCGTCCACCACCTTCTCGGCATTCTCCCCGAAATCCTCAGTAAGAATCTCCGCACTCTGCTCAGGAGTCATGCTAGCATAGTCTGGCGTAGGTCTTCCTTTACTGTCCGTAGCCATAGGAACATCTGAACCATCGGCAAACTTTCTGCTAGGTTGAGACTGCTCTTGTGGTGCTAAGTTCTCATTTGTGGTATTATCTTTGCCCGATGTGGTATCAACTTTTGTTAAAGTGGTATTATCTTTTGTTAAATCACCACTATTTGTGGTATTATCTTCCGATTTTGGGGTATTATCTTGTGGTGTCTTTTGCTCCTTTGGCTGAGGCTTAGCTGCATCCTGCATAGCCTGCTCCTGTGCCGCCTGATTGTAAGGCTCAGAGTTCTTCATCTGCAATCTCTGACGATATTCTGCAGCAAACTGGTCGATAGGCTGGTTTTGGAGCAGAGTAACCTCGTCTGCCTTCACGTAAACCATTTCCTTTGTATTAGGATCTAAGCAGACGAGCATATCGCCGCTGCCTTCCTTGGCTCTACCTGTAGTCTGGTCGAAGGCAACATCACCCGAACCAACAAGAAGTGTTCTTCCGCTGCTGTCTTGCACATACAGAGCCTGTTCGCCATTCATCGGCTGACCGTTCAAGGTTCCGTGATAGCTCCAATCGGAAATAAAGCTCTTCACATTTTCTTCGATGGCATCAGCAGTAGCCTGCTGCATCCCCTGCACTCTAGCGTTCGCATTAATATATTGGGCAAGTGGGGTTAACTCTTCTTCGGTCAATCCGTTCTGAATGAGTGCATCGTAAATCTGTGCCGGTGTCAAGCCCTGCTGGTGCAATTTATCAAAGGTTTGCTTGAACACATCGTTGCTATCCATCGCTGCATCAAGGGCTTGCTCTGCGTTGCGAAGGTTGCGCAACTCGTCAACTACCACGCCGCTATCCGGATTGTCTGTTCCCAGACTATGCTCCTCGGCAACCGTCTTACCTTGGCTTGCAGACTGGTCTGCGTGTGGCTTTCCGCTAGGGAAAAGTCTGTTTTCAAGCTCGCTCTTCACATAATAGAAGATTTTGTTCTCCTGGTCGGTGCGCTTCATCGGGTCTTTGCGCATGATGTTGTCAATATCAACAGTAATGTTCCCCTTGTCGTTGATCATCTTCTTCCATGTGTCAATAAGACCATCAACAACGTCTGCGGATTCTACTTTAAGATCGCCATACGAACCGTAAACGTCCACATACTTCTCCCAGTCAAGATAGAGCGCACTCTTCGGGTTGCGCAAGTCATTAATCAGCTGGGCGTTTATCGGGTCTGTAACATCCTTGCTTGTGTCATAGCCGTTATTACGGAGGAAGCCAAGTGCCAGACTGGTAACATTTCCGTCCTCATCAGTCAGCTGCATATCCTTCATCTTGGAATAGCCAATCAGCGACATCATATCGTCATTATCGCGATAAAGCTTCTGCTTGTAAAGAATAGCTCTGCGCTCATCGGCATTCTTATAAGAGGTACGTGTAAGCAGCGTTCCGTTCTTGGTGTATTCAAGAATCTGTTTGTTCTTCACGTCGTTCACGCTGCGGTAGCTTTTGCCTCTTGTAGTGTTAAACAAACCCATGGCCGCATTCACCTTCTCTTTGGTGCTCTGAGAAACGTCTGGGTCGTTCATAAAATCCGTGTAAGCAGTCTTATACTTCGGGTCTCTTGGGGCTGTCTTCGATGCACGGTCCACCTTCACGAAAGCATCCATCAGATTCTTGCCAGATGCAGAAGAAATCAATTCATTCTTCTCGTCAGGAGTCAGACGAATATCCACGGCGATAGGGGAGCCGTTGGCATTCTTTCCAATCACGAAATTACCACCGCTATTATGGGTAAGATTATACAACGCATTTCCGATATGAGCGTAATTCTTAGGCTCTCCAGCCTTAAATGCGCCCACCATCACCACGTCTTCAAGCCATGTGCCAAAGGAAATGTCCTTATCGCCAGTGATATTGTCGGCAACCATCATGGTCCCAGCCTCAACGCCGAGACCTGCGGCGGTAGCACCAAGCTTCTGTGTGCCATGCAGCCATTTCTCGCCTGTGCTCTTCTCCAAGCCAGTGATACCGAACTTTGACACCCAAGGAGCCATGATAGCACCCGATACTCCGAACATCGCACCAGTGGTAGCACCATGCTCGAATCCTTCCAATGCTGCCTGACCCAATGCCGACAATGAAGTATCATCATCGGTAGATGCCTGTCCTAAAGCTGCGGTAATGCTGGAATAGCCGCCCAGGTTGAGCGCACTCTTCGCTGTTCCTTCCACCAAACCAGAAGCAATCTTCTGTGCCATCGTCATGTTTGCAGCCTTGAATGCCAACTGCTGTGCGGTAAGCTTGGCTCCCATCTTCACAACTCCAGCCTTGGCGAGACCTTTCATCAGGACCTGCTTACCCAAATCCACGGTCAAATTGGATGCGCTGCCTGTCATTCCGAGAACAGGGGAGTCCATCGCCATGTTAGCCGCCGTAGAAACGAAACGTGCGCCCATGCCAGACTTGTAACCTTCGTTAGCCTTGTAGCCATTAACGGTAGGCATTTCCTCCAGACCGTCTGCAATAGCCATCGCCTCCTGCTCTCTGGCAATCTGCTCTCTCGACTTATCCTTCCCGGCAGACAAGGTTCCCAAGATGGAATCGCTGAGTTTTCTCACCACATATTCCGTGGCACTCTGAGGCAGAATCTCCTCAATATTCTTAACACCCAGTATATTCTGGGCACGCTGCATCATATGAGGAGTAACATACTTGTCAACGTACTCCTCCACGCCCATGTTCAGCTTGTCGGCACTCTGCATGATGTGCTCCTGCAATCCCTTCTGAGAGTATATTTCCTGCAACTTGGAACTGAGGGTGTCGGCAAGTACATTCTGGCGGTTCTTGATCCTGTTGTCCTGCAAATCCTTCCACGCCTTGTTTCTCAGATAGGCATCATTACCAGCTTTCTTCAAAGCCTGCTGATACTGAGACCAAGACAAATCATCAGCCTCCTTCATAGAAGAGGCAACAAGAGAATCAATCTCAGGCGCAATGGTGCCATATTTGCCGTCATTATTGGTAAAATTATTACCCTCCACCTCATACTGGGCGAATGCTCTTGCATCGTCCTCTCTCTGCTGCTTGGCTCTAACCCTGCGAGCTTCAGGAGTAGAAAGCTGCTGCATCGTCTCGTTGAAATTCTTGGCAGTAGGGGTTATTCTGCTTCTGCTGATAGGGGTAGCTCTGTGCTGCTCCTGACGTGCAGACTGTTCTTGTGCTCTTTGCATGTGCGCGCGCATATTGCTAGCCTGAGCCTGCTGCATCGGGTTCATCTGGTCGTTACGCATGTGCGCCAACCGCCAGTTCTGCATGTAGTCTGTGCCAGAAGTGGTAGCCGTTCTAGGCTGCTGAGCCTTCTGCTGCCTTGGCTTCCGATACTGAGCTGCGACTTCCTGCGCTCTCTGCTTCATAGTCAGCTTCTTGACAGGCTGAACTGGTTTCTGCTGCTGAGGCTTCGGATTTACTGCGTGAAGTCCGAGTCGCTGCGCAAACTCCTCATACGATCTACTGGAAACAGCACCATCGGCGTGAAGCGCATCATAGAGCTGCTTTCTGTTCTGATAGCCCTGCTTGCCCGGCGCATACACGAACTGTCTGAAATGTTCTCTAGTTCCCGATACTGCGCCATCTTCTTTCAAGGCGTTATAAAGTTGGTCAAATTTATCTCCAGCCATATATTATATATTAATGTTTATAATCCCAATTTCTTTGTATTCTTATAGCCGTTCTTCGACTTGCCGGCAGGCTTCGGTCTGTTTCTCGCATTCCTAGCCGCATTCTGCGAAGCTGCTGCCTGACTGGTAACAGATGCGCCCTTTCTTCTTGTGGTGATCGTTACCTCTGCGCCAGTCTTCGGATTGATAGTCTTTGTACTGGTAGAAGTAGAAGTCTCGCCCTGCGGAAGCTTGCCGTATTCACGGTAGTACTCCTGTTCCCACATGGTTTTGTTAGGCTGATAGCGCATCTTGCCGTTCTTATCCTCAAACCAGTACTTGGCACCCGAGCCGCTACCGCTCCTGCCTGACCGTCCACCGCCGCCACGCCCCTTATGGGTTGCGTTGTACTGCAGAATAGCCAATCGCTGCCTAGCCTGTTCATCCTTCACCTTGTCTCGCCCCTTCTTATACTCGAAGTCACGCTTATCCTTATCCTTCTTATACTGGTCAGCTGCCGCATCCTTTCCCTTTCGGTACTCAAACTTATCCTTGGCAAGCTGATTACCCTCACCACGAAGCCCCATAAGATACTCCTTATAAACCTGATCAGCCTGTGCTTTTCGGTTATCTAGGTCGAGGTTTGCCTGCTTATAGGCAGCATCCGCATCAAGGGCAGCCTGTTTCTGTCTCTGAGCCTTACGGTTCTGATAACCCTGTTCCATCATGGCAGTAGGGTCGTTGAACACCTGCAGAGGCGCACCCTTAGAAGTATTCACGATGTTTCCCATGTGTCGGATAGCATCAGCAAAGGCAGCGATATTCTCACGGTTGGTAGTGATTCGGCGGTCATATTCGTCAGGAGTCTCACCCTCACGCATTCCCGGTCTGCTCTTCGGCATAACCTTGCCGAGCCAACTGAAAAAGCCGCCATCCCTCTGTTTAGGGTCAGCCTCAAACTCTGGAACCTGCTGTTCCTGTGGCATCTGAAAGCCGCTCAGAGCAGTAGAAAGCGTATCATAGCGAGGTGTTCCGTCAGCATTCCAACCAGTAGAAGGCTGTGGCATTCCCTCAAAGTTACTCTGAGGCTGGGGAGTATTCTCTGCTGCATCGCCCATATAAGGAGTCTGTACTGGTCCCAAGGCAGGGTTAGCATTACCGCTTCCCTGCGGAACAAACTCTTCCTGCTTAGGCATCTGGGTGAAGTCTGTAACAGGTGCTGCGCCAGTCTGAACAGGCTGAGCCTCAAACTTACCGGTAGCACCGCCCCCATTCCCGAAGAAGTTAACGCCGGCACCGCCATTAACCCCCGCGGTCCCTCCGTTGCCTCCATTCATCACCTGATCATAATCGGGATATTTCGCCCTCATCAGGTCATGCACAGCCTCAGGATAGCCGCCGATAGTTACCGGCTTCTTCCTAGGCTGCTGCGTATTCTGATTATTGTTTACTACCATAGCTTATTTTTCTTCTTTAATAATAATTTCGCCAAACAGAAGAAATTGGTCTATAGCGTCATCAAGTACTTTAGAAAGTTCCTCTGCAGATTCCTCGTTCTCTTTGAGTAGCTTACCAAAATCCTTGCCGCATATAACAATTTTACCAGATTGGTCTGCACCTTCCTCTGCAGCATCAACCCCAGCCATCTGGTTTAGTAAGCCATTTCCGTCCTTGCTTCCTACGAGTCCGAGTTTATGAGACTTTGCGTTAAAGGATTCATAAGCTTTGTCTTTCAATTCATCGAGAGTGCTTTTCGCATATTTTGCTGCATAAGACTCAAAAACATCATTAATGGATTCTCTTGCAGCTCTCATACACTTCGCATTTATGTCAACCATTTTTGCCGTAAGTTTCTTCTCCTCCAACTCCTTCTTGGTAGCCGCCAACTCCTTGCCCAAGTCGGCAATCACCTCGTCCTTCTCTGCAATCACCTTCTCTTTGTAAGCGAGAGCACTCTCGGCACTCTTTAAAGCCTGAGCATCAATCTTGTCAACAACCTTGTCTGCAAGCTCCTTCTTCAACTTCTCATTCTCCCCAACATATTTCAGACCTAACTCGGCAAGATTCTTCTCACGAATCTTTGTAAGGCGAAGTTCCTCGTTTTTATCACATAACTCCTGTGATAAATCCAGATTCTCGCCGAATATCTTTATCTTTCCTCTTAGGTGTCTAGAACTTTCCTTCCGAAACTCCTCAATCTTCAAGTTCTTCTTATGGATAATCTTGTTGAGTCGGGCAATCTTTTTAGTGAGATGCTTAATCTTCTTTCCCTGCTCATCCAACATGGCATCGTTGAACTGGGAGGCTGATTCTTTAAGGGCAGGAGAACCAGAGACAGGTGCGTTAGAATGCTCTGCAAGCTCCTTCTTCAAGCGAGCCTTGCGCTCATCAAAGCAGCTCTTTTCCATACAGACAAAATAACCGGCAGAACTAACAACCTGCATGGCTTTACATATACTAGGATCCTCGTATTCGGTAAACGCTTCGCTAATAGCACAAGGTCTAGTAGCTTTTTCAACGTAGAAACCTTCCTTCTCCAATATCTTCTTTGCTTCTTCAAATGTCATAATCTATCCAATTAAAATAATGATTAAAAAACCAGCATAAGCGCCTAACGCATCTGCTACAATATACTTGTTGTCAAACAAGCCGTAGGTGTTATAGTCGTAGACTCCTTCAATATGCCGGCAATAATTGCTAGCATGCAAGCTGATACAGCCGAAGCTGCAATACCAAGACCAAGCACGTTCATATTCAAAAGAGCAACAACTATCGTGATCAGGCAGCAAGTCTCAAAGTGCAATACTTTGTCCTCGCCACCAATTCGCTTTATAAAACTCTGAAATCTATTCATAATCATTTTGTTTTAACTTCATTAACACTTCCCGAAAATTTAAGGGTGGGGAAAATCGGAAAACCGAAATCCAGAAAAAGGGGGTGGGGGGTGGCAGAATTTCTTTATTTGTATTATTCTACTATAATTAGCAACGGTGGTCGAAGGGGGTGGGGGTCTTGGGGTCGCCTGTTGTACCTCGTCCACCTTGCCTGTCGCTCGTCCACTCCACCTTCTAGCTGCTACCCAAGCCCCGACAAGCCAACTGCCTTCTTCAAGCGGTATTGGTTCTTCTCCTCGGGAGACATCATGCTTTCAGCCAAATGGTCGCTTGCAGCAGAACGAGCGGTCTCATTCATGGTGTGTGATACATTTGTGTTATCAATTGGCTTTCCATTTGAGCCTAAAGCGTTGGTTTTCACCGCCTTAGCACCTTCGAGTTCTGACCCCAATTGGTTCACACCGAAATTGAACATAGCATTTGACGCATTTTGAGCCGCATCGCTAGTGGCTTGCGCCTTCTGCTGCTCGATTTGCTGACGTTCTCTAGACAACTGCTGAGTGTTCTGAAGGTGAGCATCCTCCACATGCTGCTTGCGAGCCGTGTCCTGTGCCGCTACGTTGGCTATTGTGTCGCCCATAGCCTTGTTAGCTGCCTCCTTTGCCATCGCAACGCTTGCAGCAGTTCCACCGCCAACGGCTGCCGCACCATCAGCCTTGCGGACATACTCGTCCTGTACTTCCTTCGCCCTTCTCATGAGGTTCTGCCCCGCTTTCGTGTCAAGGTAGTCCGTGTTGTAGTTCTTGTCGTACCAAGCCTTCTCTGCGTTCGTTCTGTACGTGTTCTCCGCTGCTGCCCTTCTAGCTGCCTTCTTAGCCTTGTTAGCACCGAAGAGAGAAGAGCCAACGCCAAGCGCCAAGGATGCAGCACCTAAGACCCATTCTTTCTTGTCCGTGAGTACAGGGCAAGAGGTCAAATGCTTTGGGATTTTTGATAATATTTCCGTCATAATTGCAATTATTTGATGTTTCGAGGGCAAATATATAATATTTGAAGGTTCGTTTTGCCGTGTTCCAACCTTGTTCAAAATCGCCCCAAATCCCACCAATTTCTTTCTCGGGGCGCAACTCACCCCTTTTCCTCCTCCTCCTTCGCCCTCTAGAAGACACATTTTGTAAACATACGTGATTATTGTAAAGAAAAGACAAGCGGCTAATTATAAGCAAGTTAGTCTCAATCGTTCCCGAGGAAGAATAAAAGCAAATTGTAAAGAAAGTTCTTATTTCATAAAAGAAGATTCTTTGCAAACAAAAAAGGGGTTTTGCATTAATATGTACGCACGCACGCAAGGAGTTCGTTAGCAAACTTTAACTAGCCGTATTTAGCCTTCTTGAATGTTTTTCACCCTAAATCAAGATAAACTCGCTCATTTTTGCCGATTTTTACGATTTTCGGGCAGTTGGTCGGGATTTCTCCCAAATTCGCAAGTTTTGAGCCGTTTAAGAGCCATTTTTTGGCAGATTAGAGCCGATTTTGTGGGTTTTTCGTAGAATTGTGGGTTTTGTGCAAGATAATGCGCTCATCTAGAATTAAGGCTTTTTGAAGATGATTTAGGCGGTTTTTATTTTTCTAGTTGGAAAAATATTTTTTCCTAGTTAGGGAAATTGTTTTCTTTAGTAGTGTGGTTTCCTGTACTCTCTCTTCTCTTGTGTGTTCTCCTTATGGGTGAGAGTGAAGAATCCTCGGGGGAGATAAGGGGGCAGCGCCCCCACGGGCGCAAGCGCCCTCCCCATGCCCTGTGGGGCTGACGCCCTCACCACAAGCCTTGCAGCCACTTGCCGAAGGTGTACACCGAATACAGGTAGCACACCACGATGAGCAGTTGCAAGAGCCACTCAGCATACTTCACGGATGGTTTCTTATGTTCCTCCACCTTCCCGAATACATTAAAGAGATAGGCTATACAAACAAGTGAGACTGCACCGAAGGCGAGCCACATGATAATTTGGACTATAATCATTTCGCTATAATCCTTAACTCGTCAACTTGCTTGAAGAACTCCTCCAATGTATCGGCAGTATAATGGATGCCCTTGTAGCGGATAAAGCTAGCAAAACCTTCTTTGCTATCCTCCTCGAAGAGTTCAGACACCTTGCAGCCGATTATCTCTGCCATTTGTTCAAGCCTATCAATACCAAACTTTTTGCGAGCCAACATTTGGCTAAGTGATATAGGCTCAATGCCCATACCTTTAGCCAAATCTTTTTGCTGCATCCCATGTGCTTTTAAGCACTCTTTTATTCTCAATTGTACCATAATTCTATTTTTTGTGGCAAAGATAATAAAAATATAGCATATAACAATAACTATTAGCACGACGCCGCTGCCCATTGCGTCCGGCACGCCGGATCCCACGGC